CCAAGCGTTCAATTCGTTCTCTCAGTATAGCTGGGATGAGATCGGACGCGGCCTTGTTGCCATGGGCGGTGCCATGGGCGAGGTCGCCGCCATATCCGGAGCGACAGGTGCCCTGACCGGAATCGCTGGTCTGATGGGTGCCGGTACGATTACACTCGCTTCGCAAGGCCTGATCGATCTGGCGACCGCATTCGGTAAGTTCGCCGAATTCAATTGGGATGAGATCGGTAGGGGTCTGACGGCCATGGGCGCCGCGATGGGCGAGACCGCGCTTGGCGGCCTGCTCAACACCTTCTCCGGATTCGGTGCCAGTGCCATCGAGAAGATGGCCGCTCCGCTCGGAACGCTCGCTGATTCCATTAAGAAGTGGGAAGGCGTGGCCGTTCCGGACGATCTGGCCGATCAGCTCGGAAGGATCGCCGATGGCGTAGGCAAGTTCACGATGGCTGGATGGGGCAGCGATACCGTTGCCAACATCGCCCAGCCGATGAACGTCCTCGCTGATGCGGTGGCCAAGTGGTCGACGATCACGTTCCCGACCGATATCGCAACGCAGCTTGGCTCGTTGGCCAGTGGAGTCGAGGCGTTCACACTGGCCTTTGCTGGTGGATGGTCGCTCAATGCCGTGGTCGGTCCGCTTGGAACGCTCGCCGATTCCGTTAAGAAGTGGGACGGCGTTGAGGTTCCCGGTGGCATTCAAGGCAATCTCACCGCTCTTGCGAACGGCGTGAAGGCGTTCACGCTTGCATTCGCCGGCGGCTGGTCGATTGACGCCGTCATTGGCCCCTTGGGACAACTGCCAGGGGCCGTTAAGAAGTGGAACGGCGTGGAGGTTCCTGGCGGCATTCAAGGCAATCTTACCGCTCTCGCCAATGGTGTGAAAGCGTTCACGCTGGCCTTCGTTGGTGGATGGTCGATAAATGCAGTCATTGGCCCTTTGGGACAACTGGCAGGGGAAGTCAAGAAATGGAACGGCGTTGAGGTTCCTGGAGGAATTCAAGGCAATCTTACCGCTCTCGCTAATGGCGTGAAGGCGTTTACTGGTATTGGATCCGGGATCGCGGAATCCATGTCAAATGCCGCTTCCGGGGTTCGATCCATTGCTACGGCGGCAACTAGTTTGTCGGCGGCGAACCTGTCTGGTGTATCGAAGCAGATTTCGAATTTCATCACTTCGCTGAACAACACACCGGCAGTGACGAGCACCCTTCCGGATCAGCTCAAATCCTTCGCGACCAACCTGTCGACATCGATGCAGAACATCGCCACCGCGATTTCGACCAACGGATCAACCATATCCGCTGGATTCACGCAGTTCAAGGCATCGGTTACCAATGGATTGTCCGGGGTTGGATCCATCGTCAGCCAGAACATGTCGAGTATGTCCACCGCCATCATCGGCGCCACCTCGACCATCAACGGCGGATTGCATTCAATCGTCAGTGTCGTACTGGCCTTCGCCGGAAGTATGAGGAACGCCCTTAACGAGTCGACAACATCGACGGCGGCCGGACTTCGGGCCACGGTGAACAGGATCGATTCTTTCCAGTCACAGTTCCGCACGGCCGGTCAACATCTAGCTGATGGTCTGCTGAACGGCATGCGATCGAATTCATCACAGTTCGCCGGAGTGTTCTCATCGTCCGTCAATCAGGCCGTTAACAGCGTCAGAGGATATTATAACGGATTCTATAACACCGGACGATATCTCGTCGAGGGATTCACCAACGGCATAAATGATTACGCGAGATCAGCGGCCGCCGCAGCGGCCAATATGGCCAGTTCGGCCAAGACGGCTGCCGATCGCACCTTGGATGTCGGTTCCCCGTCGAAGGTCATGATGCAGGTCGGTCGATTCTTCACCGAAGGATTCTCGATCGGCATTACTGATCGAGAGGACATGGTCAGCGATTCTTCCGAGAAGGTCGCGCAGAAGGCGATATCCACGTTGAATGACATGCTGGCGACATCATCGATCGACGATCTGTTCGACGCGAGTCCGACGATCACCCCGGTGCTTGACCTAAGTGCCATCAGCAAGCAGGCTGGATCGATCGATTCGATGTTGTCGAGATCCATCGCTCCGTCAGAGACCGAGCTCAGGGAAATCGATCGTCGATTCCGTCAAAATGAGAGTGGTTCTCGGACAACGGAGAAGGATACGAGCGGTCCGAAGTCGGTCAACATCGAATACAACCAGACGTTGAATTCGCCGACCAGTCTCAGTCGTTATGATATTTACCGACAGACATCGAACCAACTCAAACTCCTTCGTCAGGAATTGAAAATGTCACCTATAGGAAAGTAGTGGTCTCAATGTTCAGGTCCATGACAGTGATCAATGATCGAAACGAAAGTCTGACCATTTCGCTCGCCGACCCTCGGGAGAGCGGATATTTGATCTCCGGCATCGATGGTCTTGGGCCAACGAAAGCCACTCTGTGGCATTCCGAATCGGTCACCTCCGATGGTTCCGTCTTTAATGGAGCAAGAAAGGAATCGCGTGACATCACCATCACGCTTGCCTATCTATGGGATGCCAATCACAGCATCGAGGAGTTGCGTCATAGGATCTACCGATATTTTCCGGAGAAACGAACCGTAACACTCATCTTTGAGACCGATACCAGACGGGTGAAGACCGTCGGGCATGTCGAGAGCAACGAGGTGTCCATATTCACGAGTCAGGAGGCGTCGGCGATCACGATCAGATGTGCGGATCCGTGGTTTGAAGACGCCTCCGAGGTCTCGGAGATCGTCACGCAGTTCTCGACAGTGGAGTCGCTGTTCGAATTCCCGTTCCCGATAGCCGGTGACACCTTTGAATTCGGCAATATCAGCGTCGATCATTCGAAGATCGTCCAGTACGACGGTGAAGCCGAGGTCGGCGTCATCATCACTGTCGAACTCACCGGACCGGTTTCTAATCCCTCATTCTACAACGAGGATTGGGACGAGTCGATCCTGATCTACACCGATAAGGTTAAGAGCATCATCGGATCCGATCTCCAGTCGGGGGATCAGATCATCATATCGACCGTTTCCGGAAAAAAATACGCAAGAATCCGTAGGGAGGGCATCGATTACAACGTTCTCAACGCCATCGACAGGGCTGTGAGTTGGATTACACTGTATCCTGGAAACAATGTCATCACCTATATGGCCGAATCAGGTATCGATAACATGATGGTGTCCGTATCCAGTAAGATTCTTTACGCCGGAGTGTGATCATGGCGAAACGAATGGAATTTTTCGTACTGGACAAATCGTTTAAGGTCATCGACATCGTCGATGAGTTTGAATCGGTTATTTGGACCGAGCGGTTCTCGGCTTATGGCGATTTCGAATTCTACGTTCGGGCGAGTATCGAGAATATCCAACGGTTCCCGAAAGGATATTATCTGTTCTATCCCGATTCCGTATCGACCATGGTGATCGATCAGGTGAAGATCACCAGCAATCTCGAAGATGGAGATCATCTTGTCGTGAGCGGTCGTTCCTTGGAGTCGCTTCTGTTGAGACGAGTCATTCCGAAGAAAGTCACGTACAAAGGCGATATTCAGATCGCAATTCAGACGATTCTGAACGAGAATGTCATCAAGCCAACGGAAGCACGACGGAAGATCGACAACTTCGTTTTTGAAAAGAACAACGATCTTCCTGACACTTCGTCGGAGACCGATGATGGATACGAATTCGATGGCGACACCGTATACGACGCCGTCAAGACGATTCTCGACTCCAAGAAATACGGATTCCGTCTTAGTTTGGCAACGGCCGACCGTTGGATCGATACGAAAATGACGTTTCGCATCATAAACGGAACCGATCATTCATATGAACAGGATAAGAATCCATATGTGATATTTTCATCGAATTACGGAAATCTGGTTTCATCGGACACCACTATGGACTATCGTGAACTCTATAACGCCGCATACGTCGGCGGGTCCGAGACACGAAACGATGATGGTTCGACGAAACGTCTGGTCGCCTATGTCCCAAATGAGGACGGATCTATCGGATGGGATTATCACGAAACGTTCTATGGCGGACTATCGGTCCAGCAAAACGATGATGAGGGAAAACCGCTTCCGGATTCCACGGTACTTAACTCCCTCAAATCGGAAGGAAGGAAGGAACTCAAAAAGGTTGGTTCCGGTATCACCTTCGATGCAGAGGTATCATCAACTACTGGCATGGTCTACAACGAAGATTACACTATCGGTGATATTGTGCAATTCGAGAACGCCTATAACATGGCGTATCCGGCCAAGATCACCGAGTATATTCGTAACTGGGATACCAATGGATACAGCGAGTATCCGACATTGGAGACGATCGTCGATTCCTTGACATCGATCGATGATTCCTCCGGATTACCGATTCGAGATTCCACCGACAACACCTTGCATTCCTCGGTGAAGATAGACGATTAACCAGAAAGGAGTAAGCCATGGCCGTTACCTCAGGATTTTTCAATTCCTCGAACCATGATCGTGTGTACAACAATATTCAGATGGGGCAGATTTTCGATGGCATCATCAACGATGGCGTGCTTCCGAATTTCGAGGACCATCTGGTCGTTAAGTCGGGAAGCGGCATGCAGGTCATTGTCGGATCCGGTCGAGCCTGGTTCAATCATACATGGACCTATAATTCCACCGATCTTCCGTTGACGATCGATTCTGCGTCGGCCACTCAGGACCGTATCGATGCCGTGGTGCTTCGGGTCGATACCTCATTGGCGGTCAGGGCCAATAGTATTCTCATCAAGAAGGGAACACCAAGCGGAAGTCCACAACGTCCGACTATGACCAAGACGTCGGATATTTCCGAATATCCCTTGGCGTACGTTAAGGTCGCTCATGGTACCATGAACATCACCTCCGCCGACATCACCAACGCCATCGGCACGAGCGCATGTCCTCTGGCGACGCTGGTCGAGAACACCTTTGACGCCGATACCATCATCAGACAGTGGCAGGCGCAATTCGACGACACCATGGAGTCCAACAAAAAGGAGTGGCACGAGCTCATCGAGAGTGTCGTGACCGATCCGTCGGCCATCACGTCGATCCCCAACTCCGTCATCGACGACATGTTCGTCATTCACTAAGGAAGGAATCATTATGAGAATTTTGGACCAAAGCGACAACGAGATCCAGCCGGAGGACGTGGACTATCGTCTCGGCAAGCTCTCCGATGACAAGATCTTCATTCAGCACCACGATGCCGTCGAAGCCGTTGAGGAGCAGGGCCATTACGAGACCCTTCAGGAGTATCCGAACGGCGGTAAGGACGTCGAGTGGAAGGTGGACGTTCCAGGCGTCGAAGCCAAGGAAGCCTGGGACGAATACGAGGATATTCAGCGCTACACCAAGTTCACCGCTGAGGAACTCAAGGCCAATGCCGAGCGTGAGGCGCAGGCAGTGGAACAGCAGGAGATCCAGAAGGCCGTCATGGCCTCCTTTCGGATGCTGATTCAGCCGATGCTGGCCAGCATGCCGGTCGAGGATCTGAAGGCCGTGTCGGCTCTGGTTCCGGAGTGGACTGTCGGCACCGAATACAAGACCGGTGATATTGTCCGGTATAAGGGCGTTCTGTACCATTGCCTTCAGAACGACACCGCCCAGGAGATCTTCCCGCCGGATACCTACATCTCGGGATGGAAGCACGTCGATGAGCCGGACGAGCATGGCATCCATCCGTTCAGCCAGCCGCTTGGTGCTACGGACGCCTACATGAAGGGTGACAAGTTGTCCTTCGAAGGCGCCTATTATCGGTCGAACATCGACTATAATGTCTGGTCGCCGACCGCCTATCCGCAAGGCTGGACCAAGTTGGATAGCACCGGCGAAAGCCCGGAACCAGGTGGCGATGATAACGAGTATCCGGCATTCGTCCAACCGACCGGCGCCCATGACGCATACAATATCGGCGACAAGGTGACGTATAACGGCCATCGCTACGAGTGCACGATGAACAGCAACGCCTATTCGCCGGATGCCTATCCGCAGGGATGGAAACAGATCGACTAAGGAGATGACGTATGGCACGTCTTAATACCTACACCCGCACTTCGCAACCGTCAGATTCGGACGTGTTCGTCATCGATAGCACGACTGGTTCGGCGGGCACCAGGACGGTGCTTTGGTCCTCGATTAAAGCGCTGTTCGCCGCGGCCAAGCACAGTCACGCCGCTACGGACATCACCAGTGGCACGCTGACACTCGACCGACTTCCCACGATCCCTCTGGCCAAGGGAGGCACCGGAGCAACGTCGGCCGCAACGGCCCGTACGGCTCTCGGCGTCCAGAATCCGATTACCGCCGCCAACGCTCTGACGAATCAGAATCTGAATTCGTACAATGCGGTGGAGCACTGCGGATGGTATTACGCCGGAGGCGGCAACTCTGTGACCAATAAGCCGTCAGGCGTCGAGCATTTCGGTATGTTCGTCATGCAGACGGCGTCGGGTGTGCTCACTCAGATCCTGTACGATAACTCCGGCAAGATCTGGACGAGGTCGTATTTTAAGTCCGCATGGAGTACGTGGACCGCTCTGGTCCGAACGACCGATACGATCGCCAAGGCCACCAGCGCGACGAACGCCACCAACGCGACCAATGCCACGAACGCCACCAAGGCGACGCAGGATTCTGCCGGTCAGACCATCAACACGACCTATGTGAAGTCCGTCACCGCATCAGGACGCACTGTCACGGTGACCAAGGGCAACGGCACGACCTCGACGTTCACCACGCAGGATACGACCTATTCCGCGGCCACCCAATCGACGGCTGGTTTGATGTCGGCAGCCGACAAGAAGAAGCTCGACGGTCTGTCCGGCGATTACGGTTCGGCCATCGGAACGGCCACGTCCTCGAAGGACGGCCTGATGTCCAAGACCGACAAGGCCAAGCTCGACAAATTCCCATCGGATGGTATGACCCGCATCAGCGAGGCCACCATTGACGGCATGTTCTAAGGAGATATTCATGGTAAGCTACCTTGATCAGGATGGGGTCCAGCACCTCGTAGATAAAATGCTGGACCGGATGTACCCGGTCGATTCGATCTATATTTCCACCAATTCCACCAGCCCGGCGTCGCTGTATGGCGGCAGCTGGGAACGTTACGGTACCGGACGAGCGCTGATCAGCGCCTCCGATACCGATCCAGACTTCACCGCCGGCACCACCGGTGGAAGCAAGACGCATAATCATGCGTATGGTATTGTGTTTGGTACCGCTTATGGAATGACCGTATTGTCGGACAGTAGAGAATCACCACAAATTGGTATCGTTGATTATTCTATAACCGTTGGTAATCGTATTCGGAGACAAGGTATTCCACCTATCAATACGACCCGTATCGGTTTCGCAGATACGGTCTCTGGCTCATATGGCGAGAATAAACAACTGACCCTTCGAACCAGTGAAGGATTAACCAGGGAAACGTCATCAATGGAACCATACGTCGCTGTGTATGTATGGCGTCGAACGGCCTAGGCGGTTCTTCTCCAGACGTACACGGCAACGTAGGGGCTCAAGCTTGATTCCGTCTTTGTGTCGGTTTCGTATCGATATCGCTGAGCATGATATGGTTGGCCGGGTTGACCAATCATCGAACCTGACCCAATAACTGCTGTATTTTTATCTTCAAGCTTCGTCCATTCATGGAAACTGTCAATCGCTTCGCCGCTATCTTTGTCATACGAGACCAATCCGCTCCATACGGCTGGATGGGCATCAGTCGGAGCGATCAGGGTATGGCCATAGAACGATCCGACAGCGATTCCATACTTATGATTATGCGTCTTGCTTCCACCGGTGGTGCCATTATTCCTCCGGATGCTTCCGCAACGGGTTTTCTTATCCTTTTCCCGTCCCGAGGTCCGGAGGAGGGTTCTTTTATAAACATAAAGGATGTATCGAAAGGAGTCCATCATGCCCATGCCTCAATACAACGGCCCCATGTATTCCCAGGGACCGACCGCGGTGGGACCGTACAATTTGCAGGGTTATCAGTCGACGTTCGGATATAATCCGCAGCAGACCTATCTTCCTCAGACGCAACAGCCCCAGATGGCGACGCAGCAACCGCAGACGCCATCGTTGGTCGGCCGGATCGTCACCGCCAATGACCAGATCCCTCCGGCGGAGATCCCGTCGAACGGCACGCCCGCATATTTCCCTATGCAGGATGGGTCGGCCATCCTCGTCAAGGTCTGGAACGGGAATGGAACCATCAATACGGTCCGCTATATTCCGGAACCGGCTCAGCCCGCTCCTCAGCCGCAGCCTCAGGACAATTCGGCGCAGGAGGAGATCCTCAGGCGTCTGGAGTCGCTGGAGAACAAGCTTACCTCGCTTACGGACTCGCTGACGAACTGATCGACGATATTCTGGAGGATCTCATGCCCGGGCCTGAAGATATGTTCAAGCGGATGTTGCAGCAGAACCCTGCCGTCCGCAACAATCCCAACAATGCGCCGATTCTCAACGCCCTTGAGCGGAATGACGCCCAAACCGGCCAACAGTTGGCGCAGAATTATGTCAATACTTTAGGGATGGACTGGAACACCGCGCTCCAGCAAGCCAAGGCCTTCCTTGGACTTCCCTAAGGAAACAATAACAAACCAAAAATATCAATTAAGGAGGAACTATCATGTTCGCTCCGAATAACCTCAGCGCCGCCGACGTGGCTGCCGTGACCGGTGGCCGGAACAACGACGGTTTCGGTGATGGCAACGGTTGGTGGATCATCCTGATCGCCCTGCTGTTCGGCTGGGGACGCAACGGTGCGTTCGGCGGAGGTTACGGCGGCTGTTGCGCCTCGGCGACCTGCCAGGAGCTTCAGTCCGGCTTCAACAACCAGTCCGTGATGCAGATGCTCAACGGCATCAACTCGGGCATCTGCTCGCTGGGCTACGACAACGCCACGCTAGTCAACGGCGTGAATACCAACGTCATGCAGACCGGCTTTGGCATCACGAGCGCCATCCAGCAGGCCCAGTTCGCCCAGCAGCAGTCCGCTGCCGCCGCCCAGGCCCAGATGGCCGATTGCTGCTGCTCCATCCAGCGCGCGATCGACGGCGTGAACTACAACAACGCGCAGAACTTCTGCAACCTCGGCAACACGATGCAGTCTGTCGGCCGCGACATCATCGAGAACCAGAACGCGAACTACCGCGCTCTGCACGATGAGCTGGTGCAGTACCGCATCGAGGACAAGAACGACACCATCGCCGAGCTGCGTTCTCAGGTCCAGGCGCTCAACCTCGCGGCCTCGCAGTCGAACCAGAACACCTATCTGATCGACCGCCTCCAGCCGTGCCCGACCCCGGCCTACACGGTGCCGAATCCGAATGCGTACTACGGTTGCCAGCAGAACTGCTATCAGTCCTGCGGCTGCTGAGCCATGGAAAGAAGGTATAACCGATGATTGTTCTGTCGAATTCCGCCGTGCAGGTCGTTCCCGTCGGCGGGACTGTTACCTTCAACCTGACGGTGATCCACACCGGATGCGACCGCAACGGCTGCGGCGGATCCGAGTATCATCGCCAGGGGTCCGGAGCCGTTCGGTTGCGTGGCCGAGGGAACCGCTGCGGCCAGGCGAGCATCTTCGATCTGAGCTTCAACGGCAACGTCACCAGCGGCACCGCGGGAACCGAGGTTCAGCTGGCGATGACCATCGACGGCACCCCGTTGACCGAGACGACGATGATCGAGACCATCGGTACCGCCAATTCGTACCAGAACCTCGCAGCCCGGACATATCTTAAGGTGTGCCCAGGCGAGGACGTCACGCTGTCCGTGACCAACACCGGAACCGAACCGATGACCGTCGACGCGAACGCGGCATTCACCGCTCGCAGGATCGCATAAGGAGGCTGCCATGACTCATATGACTAAGGATCTCGACGGCATCTGCGACATGAAGGACGCCCTCATGCGCAAGGTCCGCGGGAAGATGGACGACCTTGACGTCGAACGCAGCACCATCCAGGACGTCCAGGGCATGGACATGATGATCAACATGATCCATCACCTGGCCGAAGCGGAGAAGTGCTGCTGGGAGGCCTGTTATTACAAGACCGTCGTCAAGGCCATGAAGGAAGGCGATGATCGAGAAGACCGCGATGAGGACGATGACGAGTACGAGGAATGGATCGAGCATGGCGACATGCCGAACCGTAATCGTACGTCATCCGGACGTTTCCGTCGCAGGAACACGGTCGGCCGCCGATATCCCGGCAATGAGCGCCGCGACTGGGACGGCGATATGAGCTCCGATGGCGGCACGCTCCAGCATGGCGACATGTCGACCATGACGCCGGACGAACAGCTCAACCACCTCAAGACCGACGTCGAGACCATGTGGAGGGACGCCACTCCCGAGCAGCGCAAGCGCATCAAGGAGAGCCTTACCAAGTGGTCGACCACGTTGACCGTTTGATGCGGAGGTGACTGAATCGATATGAACCCATGGGTCCAGACGATCGTCACCGTCGTATGCTCAGTGTTCGCTTCGTCTGGACTCTGGGCGTTCGTCACCACGGTCATCAACAATCGCAAAAAAAAGGACGATTCGGAGGACGAACGCATCGAGGCCATCGAGAAGATGGTGCGGGGACTCGCTCACGCCAAGATCGTTGAGGTCGGCAAGCGTTATCTTGAGCAGAGCCGTATCACCCTCGATGACCTCGATGAATTCAACCATTACCTCTATTACCCATACAGCGCCATGGGCGGCAACGGCTACGCAAAGAAGGTCGCTGAAGAGGTCAACAAGATTCCGCTCAATATCGTCGAAACCAAGAAGGAGGAGAAATGACCGATCAGAACACCGAACCGATTCCCGAGGAACCGACCGACGAGGTCTTCGATCCCGATTTCGTCCAGCAGGAGATCGTCCCGCTGCTCATGTCGGACAAGACGTACAACATCATGAAGTGGATCGTGCAGTATATTCTACCCGGTCTCGGCGTGCTGTATGCCATCATCTCCGGCGTAACCGGACTTCCGTACGCGGAGGTCGTGCTGGCGGTCGTGATGGCCGTGGACTGGTTCCTGGGGATCATCCTGGGCATCAGCACGAAGCAATACAACAAATATATCGCCAACAAGCAGTGATGTTTATAAGAATTAAGAGGTCGTGACCATATCATGGCCTCTTAATTTTTTGGCCTTTCGCGATAAAAACATGTCATATAATGAAGACCATATTTCAACGAAAGGAGTAACAATGGAATCGAAACTCATTGCTGATATCGTCATTCACGAAAAGTCGGATGAAGATCGGAATAGAGTCGCGCAATCGATACACGAGCAGCTTTGCGGAAAGCGATCGTATATCGATAACGCCATCATTCTGAACATAGACGAACCGAAAACGATTCGAATCGCGATATTCGATGATTGCGAGAACATTGGAGAAATCCACATTCGATAACGATTAAAGTCCAAATGTTAAGAGGTCGTGACCATATCATGGCCTCTTAATTTTTTGGCCTTTCGCGTTGGAAACATGGACTATAGTGAAGCGATAATTCACTATATTTCGAAAGGAACAATGATGAACGAGAAACTTGAGAACGCGAAGAGCAAGATCGTCAAGTTCTATGATAAGCATGAGGATGCCATCAAGATCGGAGTCAGTGTCACAGCATTAGTGGGATTCGTAGGCTGGGCCGCATATTGCGTCAAGAAGTATCCGGTCATTTCCGGCGTCAGCGGTGTCGTTGACGCACAGGGACCTGATGACAAATGCGTAACATTCGGCAGAGATACCCTCCTGGTAATGTTCGACCGAACCCAACGAGATGAACTTCTCAACAACATCAAGAACGACGGTTGCTCCGTCACTCAGGATGGACTCGAAATTCTGAAAGCCGTTATCGACAATCCGGTGATTGTTGATCGCTGACACGTATAGGCGTCATGGAAACATGTCGCCTATATTTTTATGAAAGGAGTTATCATGAATACCGATATCGTTGAAGCAACAACCGATTCGATCGAACGTTACTATATTCACACTTATCAGGAATATCTCAAGTTCTATCTGAATAGCGACGGCTATAAAATCAAACGAACCACAATCACTTTTGATGGATCTCCTTACATTCTTCTGTTCGAGAAGCAAGATGGAACCATGCTGGAAATTTATTTGGTCGGAGACGACCCAAAGGGCGTGTTCTATTCTCAGATGCGGAAAATGATCTATAAAGGAGAAATCAAAGAGCGCTTCGATAAAGCACTACACTTCTTATGATTTCGCGCCCAAAACATGTCTTATAGTGAAGTAACCGAACAAAGGAGAACACTATGAAGTTCGAATCACAGCATCGGAACATCAACAAGGCGTTCGATGACAATATCGACGCAGCGTTGGCCAATATTTACGGAGCGGTCGATGACAATCACGCCCGCATGGCCGTCGATGACCTCAAGGTCTTGGTGGAAGCGAAGAAGATGTATAACGAAGATCGCAACGCCATGATCGCGAAGGTCGTCGGGGTCGGAGGGACGTTGGTTTGTCTGGGACTGATGTTCGCATTCGAGACCGACCACGTCATTACGACAAAGGCGCTGAGTTTCATTCCGAAGCCGAAGATCTGACGACAGACGTTCAAATATGAACGGAGATTCAGGATAAGGGTCCATGGAAACATGGGCTCTTATTTTCTCGCGTCCGAAACATGGACTATAGTGAAGGATAATTCATTATAGTAAGGAGTTACCATGAACGACAACGAAAACAAGATGAACAACGTCAAGCAGTTCATCAACGAGCACAAGACCGGTTTGATTATCGGCGCTTGCGGAATCGTCACACTTGCGTTCGGGGCATATTGCTATCGTTCCGGCTATCGTTCCGGAAGGATCGATCAGTATAACACCGACGCAATAGGATGCGCAATGCAATTTAATGAAGCCTTGAAGACGCTCGATGATGAAACGAAAATGACTGTCGTCAATGCTTTCAACGCCGTTGCATCAACAACTTTAAGCAAGTAATGTCAATTACACCAACGATATAACCTCATGGAAACATGGGGTTATATTTTTCGAAAGGATTGTGTTATGAAAAAGAAATATGGAATTTTCAACTTCCTGTTGGACCTAGTCCTGACCGGTCTCACCGGAGGGTTGTGGCTTATCTGGATCGTGTTCCGTTTCCTTAGAAAAAACTCATGACTCCATGCGTGTATAGGATCGATTATGTCTTCGAACGATATTTTCCGCAATATTGGAGCGAACGGCTATGTTTCCGAATTGATGGATGGAACCATATGGTGGTCGGGACCAAATCCGGACTGCTGTGCTATTTCACCGTCAACCATTATTACGGCGGAACGGATGCGGACTTCGATTTCTTCGTACGCACCGGACCGAAAAGAAAGAAAGCGATCATGAGCGATTGTGTCCATATTTTCCTCATCGGTCCTCAGGGATCGGGAAAGACCACACTTGCCAAGGAATTGGAGTGTCGTGGGTATGAACAGATCCTTGCATATACGACCAGGCCTCCACGGGACAACGAGATCGAAGGCGTCGACTATCATTTCGTCACCGACGCCGAATTCGAGGACGCGTTTCTTGATGGGGAACTGACCTGTGTGCGGACATATTCCACCGTCTTTGGCGTGTGGAGATACGCATTCGCATGGTCGGATCTTTATCGCGCGGTGGATAGTGTCGCCGTCATCGATCCGGAATCATATTTACGCATCCATGACCAGATCGAGAACGTCTTCGGTATATATCTTGACGTGCCCAATGATGTCCGGAAAGCGCGACTGCTCGTGCGCGGAGACGATCCCATGGAGATCGATCGGCGCATGCAGGCCGATGTAATGGACTTCGCATCAATCGACATGTGTTTCCTAGATGTCTGCAAGATGCGGATCGGTATGGTCCGACGACCGGACATCGAAGCCGATCGGATCGAAGGCCATGTCCGGGAGTTCCGCAGTCGGATATTTCGCGGTGAAAACATGGCGTATGATGAAGAGTCAAACCTCTAGGAAAGGATAATACCATGAAAGAACAGTTCGAGAAGACCAAGAAGTTCGTGGTCGATCATAAGTACGAGTTCACCGTTGGTGCGATCGTCGTCGGAGCCGTTGCGGCTTTGGCGGTTGTCAAGTTCATCGGTGAACCGGATGAATTGATCGATGTCACCGAACCGGAGGCCATCGAGGACTCTTCAGACGATGTGGATTCCACGTCCGTCGAGGAGTGACATTTTTCAATGCCGTAAAGGCGCTGCGGAAACGTGGCGCCTTTATTTTCTGAAAGGAGCAACCAATGAATCTCGAATCCGTCAAGGATTTCGTCAAACACAACGCGGGTACGATTCTGACCGTCATATCCTGTGCCGGTGTTGTAGGTACGGCCGTATGTGCCGCCCATGACGCCGTGAAAGCCCGTGATGTCATGCTGGAGATCGAGATGGAGCATAATGATATGCCGAAGAGCGAGGTCGTCAAGCGTGTCGTTCCGTGCTATATTTCCACGGTGCTTATGGCCGGAACGACCATTGCATGCGTCATCGGCCATCATCAGATCTCGGCCGGAAAGATCGCCGCCTATGCATCGGCGTACACCATGGCCACCAAGGCCGCATCGGAATACCGGACCAAGATCGTCGAGGAACTCGGAAAGGAGAAGGCGCAGGAAATCGATGATGAGATCTCCAAGGATCATATTCGCAAGAACCCGCCATCCGATCAGGATCTTATTCCGGGAATCGGTGATGTTCTGTGCTATGATCAGCTCATGGACCGATATTTCCATTCCGATCCGGAATCCATTCGCAAGGCCGTGAATGATCTCAACTACGAGCTTATCAACGGCCCGGGTATGTGGGTCGGTCTCAACGAGTTCTATGACAAACTCGGTCTCGATCCGGCTCCGATCGGCGAGGAGCTCGGATGGACCATCGACAACCGAATCGATGTTTCGTTTTCATCGATGCTGTCCGATAACAACATCCCGTGTCTGGTCATGCGGTTCACCACAAGCCCGATGGCGGACACGATGCGCAGGTACTGATTCGTGATGAAAACATACCATATAATGAAGAGATTCATCAACGAAAGGAACTGCAATGAAGGAATCATTTGGTGAAGCCCTTGGTAATGCCATCGTCAAGAACCTTGCGAAGAACGCCGAAGTCGATCCGAAGAAGATCGCCGTTGGTTTGGTAGTTACGGTAGCCGGAAGCGCGCTGACCGTAGTAACCAAATCGGTGACTCAGAAGGTCGTCGGTAACGTGATCCGCAAGGCGAATGAACGAAAGGCGGAAGCCGAGAGCGAAGCTGAGGACATTCTCGAATTGGACGACAAACCGTCCGATGAAAACTGATAGACGTATAGGCCCATGGAAACATGGGCCTATATTTTCAACCAATAACCATATATTCCAGAAAGGAACCATATCATGATCAAGAAGACTGTCACCTACACCGACATCGATGGCGTCGAGCAGAGCGAGGATCTGCTCTTCCATCTCGATAATAACGTTATTGTCGATATGCTAAAGAACGGTAAGCTCCAGAAACTATCGGACGACCTTTCCTCCGACGACCTGTCAGTGAAGATCACGGCTTTCGAGAACTTCGTCGATATGACGTACGGCTTCCGTTATGAGGAGGAAAAGATCGACAAGAAGACCGGAGCACGTCGCATGGTGCCTCGATTCCGCCACGCCACGCCCGAGGAGATCGAAGAGTTCCACAAGAGCGAAGCCCATGGCGAACTCATGCTTGCCATGTATTCTACGAAGGGCGAAGCCGATAATTTCGTGAGCGCTCTGTTGCCGAACATTAAGGGCTGATCGCGATATTCTCATGAACTATAGTGAGGAGGGGATCCGCATGAGATCCTCTCCTCATATTTTTTTTTCGAAAGGAGTTCCATATGGCGGAAGTCGACAAGGAGACCTTCGACGTTTCGAGAGAAGCGTTGGGAATCGAACCGAATGCCGATAGACCGAGCGACGTCGATAAGGTCGTGCAAGGCGAAGTCGTTTGCAAAAAGAAAAATAAGGTCCAGAAGGTCACCGAGACATTTTTCGGCGGCGATCTTCGCGATGTGGCATCATATGTTGTCAAAGACGTCATGATTCCTGCTGCCAAGGACATGCTCTACGACACCGTAGTCCAGGGATTCAGTCGTTTGATTTTCGGTGATGTTCGTCCGAGAAACAACTCTACAAATCGAGGATATACCAGCTATTCATCGATGAGTCGGGATCGTTCAACAGGACAACGTGAGATCGAAGCCCGAAACCGTAACGACTTCGATGATATTACATTCCGAGATCGTCGTGACGCCGAGGCGGTCATGGATACGTTGCGGGATACCATCGATCATTACGGTCAATGCAGCGTGGCCGATCTGCTCAAGGCGTCTGGTATATCCCCAAGATATACCGATTATGACATTGGATGGACTGATCTGGCACGGGCGAGCATCGCACGATATCGCGACGGCTATGTCCTCAATATGCCGAGAACCGAGAGCTTGCGATGAGCGCATCAGAGAACCGTCATATTCTGGAGCGGTGGTATTCCAATCCATTATGGAAGATGAAGGTCGATAAGATGAGTGACGAGCAGGTCGTCGTAAAACTCGACCTTCTCCGCAGAGCCAGAGAATACAGGAGGACTCACCATGGCTGAGTTCAGCACCTTCGAAAAGACGGGTTTGTTTCCCATCGATAAAAAGCGATGTATTTCGGATGAGGATCAAAAATCGCTCCGTATCTGGAAGGATCGCGTCCGTCGATATTTTTCCAAGATCGATCAGAAAGCTCTCGACTATCGAGTAAACGATGACAATACCGGTGTCAAGGTGCTGGAAGATGATGGAACGATCTTCGAGATCACCATCGACAAAGGCACCAGTGTGGCCGTGGCGCGTCTCTGTCCAAGCGACGAACCGTGGTCGTTCGAATACTGAATGATATTCTCGGAGACGTTCCGGAGATCCCCGAGATCATATTTCAACGTAAAGGAATAAACATGAGCGTAAAGGAAACCATCGTACGTTTCGGCAACAAGGCGTTGCTGCAACTTGACAAGCATTCCCCGCAGATTCTCATCGGCGCGGGCATCGTCGCAGGCGTGGCCGCCACTGGCTTCGCGGTATATTCCACGATGAAGCTGGATACCGTTATGGATCATCATCAGAACAAGATGGTGGATATTTCCAAGAAGGCCAAGGAGGCCGAAAGCGACGACGAGATCATCTACGACAACAAGGCGCAGAAGCACGACAAGACGATGGTCTATGTCGAGACCGGAGCCGAGATCGCCCGTCTATATATGCCGACGATCCTGCTGACAGGCCTGAGCGTCGGATGTGTGCTGTCCGCACATCATATTCTGGATGGACGGTACATGGCGGCTGCCTCGGCGTTCACGGCCGTGTCCAAGGAGTTCTCCGACTATCGAGGCCGTGTTCGCAAACAGCTCGGCGAGGACAAGGAGCGCGATATCTATCAGGGAGTCGTCGAAGAGGAAATCACCGACGAAGAGACCGGAGAGACAAAGACCGTTCGCCATTACGACAAAGACACGATCGACCGTGACGGACTGTCCCGATATTTCGACGAATACTCAATCTATTGGGATAAGACCAATCCCGATCAGAATATCGCGCATATTCGCTCGGTTCTCCACCAAGCGAACGATCAGCTCTATGCCAACGGTCATCTATTCCTTAATGATGTGTATCGCATGCTTGGAATCGAGGATAGCAAGGAAGGTGCAGTCCTGGGATGGATCATCGATGATGAGCATCAGAGCCCCTTTGTCGATTTCGGTGTGTTCGGCGTGAATAGCGACGATCCGTGGGATTATAGCAACGCTGAACCATGGGACGGCAAGCTTGGCGTCCTGCTGACATTCAACGTGGATGGCATCATCTACGATAAGATCTAATCAAATGATATTTTTCGGGACGGTCGTCTTCATGATGGCCGTCCCGTTCATTCAATCAAGGAGTATCCATGAATCTCAAGAGTATTGGGTTCGTAGTGGGTGGATTCGCCGCTGGTGCCGCTACGGCGACCGCCATGTTCTACTTCGGTATATACAAGCGGTATATTCCACTGAAGGACCTCGAGCAAGAGATCGCCGATCTGGAACGTAAGAAGCATGAACTTAACCAGCAGTTCAAAGACAACCATGAGAAGTTCGTCAACGTCAAGCGGTCGACCGACGAGGCCATTAGGCGCAAGGAGCAGGAGCTTGACTTCTACGACGATCAGATCATCGAGGTGAAGAAGGAATGGGAGGCCGTCAAGGCCGCCAAGACGTATGGTGATCCCAAAGTCACCGAACAAAAGGATATTCCAGATGATCCCGATGACGAAAATGGCGATGAGCTCGATGACGATCCTGTTGACATCGACGCCGACGAACCGGATCGGGATAATTTTATCATCGATGACGGCGTTCCGCGATGGGATGGTCCCCTTACCGATGACGAACAGCGTCAGTATGACGAGGCGAACGGGGACGAGCGCGTCGAGCAATCAATCCTCATGACGATCAAGGCGCGTCGCTGGCATCAGTCCATCGACCGTGACGATCCGAGCTACCAGATCTCCGAGGAGGATCACGAGAATGCCCCGTGGTTCATCGATACGGAGAATCTCGATTACTGGGAGGACGATGACGTGCTTGCCCGAGGAATGGAGATCGTTCAGGACCCGGATGCCATCATCAACACCATCGTGCTCAACAGGTTCGGAAGGTTGTCGCAGAGTGGCGATCCCAACGTCGTGTGGTGCAGGAATGATATTCTGGAGACCGACTACGAGATCACCCGGCATGACGGATCATATCAGCACGAGGTGCTAGGCATTCCTGAAGAGGAGTCATACCGACCCAAAAAGCGGTTCAATTCCACTATAGCGGCTGAAATGGAGGAGGTCAATGACAAGTAATTCATCGCCATTTTTCAACGCATCATATATTCAATGGCTACGTCATCGTGTGAATTTCGATGAATACGTCGATCTCAGCATGTCTCTTGCGTCCATACCATTCCGTTCCAGTGTCATGATGGACCGGAATCGGATATCCGATGGCGAGTCGTTACGTGATGTATACACACGCCGAACCGGATATTCGTTGGTTGGCGGTATGCGAGGATGCTCAGTTCTTGAGTTCCTCGTCGCCTTGGCCGAACGGGTCAACGATGTGCTTGCCATCATCCCGGTCGACGCGGCATTCTCCATGTTCCTCGAAAACATGGATCTGACACGATGCTCGGATGACTGGTTTCTCAACCAGAGAGATCCGGAGTGTTATATTCAGGACCGATGCGACATCATGATGGATCGACAGTACCGACCTGACGGATCGGGCGGCGGACTCTTCATCGTTCATGATGATAAGGATATCCGCCAATCCGAATGGTGGTGGCAGATGCAATATTGGCTCAACGAACAGTATATTCCCGACATGTAAAGGAGGCGAAGATGGATCAAGTGCAGGTGCGTGTCAAAAAGACAAACAAGGGCCATGAATCCATATTCGCCGATCCGAAGATGCGAGGGTATCACGATCTGCTCGTCAAAGGCGGATCGTTTTATGCGGTGTTCGATCCGGATAGTCATCTCTGGTCGCAGAACCTTCAACGCCTTGGCGAGCTGATCGACCGTGATATTCAGGAGTTCGCCGACTCATATGAGTCTCCAGACGGTAATGAAGTGACCTGCATGCTTATGCAGAACACCTCCAACGGTTGCTGGAACAGGTATATTTCCGGACTGCGCAATCTGGCCGATAGTGATGCGGTGCTCAATCAGCGGATCATATTCGCCAATGACACTCCGAAGCGCGAGGACTACGCCACCGTGCAACTGGAATACGCGATATCCGAGGGAGACACCTCGGCATATGACCGGCTCATGAATACGCTGTATGCCCCATCCGAACGCGAAAAGCTCGAATGGGGCATCGGCGCCTTGGTCGACGGTAATGATATTCAACGCATCCAGAAGATGTTCGTCATCTATGGTGAGCCCGGAACTGGAAAGTCGACGATTCTCAATATCATCGAGATGCTCTTCCCTGGATACATCGCATATTTCAATGCGGAGGAACTCGGCAAGGGATATCAATTCAGTACCGCATCCTTCAAGAACTCTCCTCTCATCGGTATCCAGACCGACGGCGATCTGAGTCACATGTGGGACAATACACTGCTTAATCAGATCGCTGCACATGAGAAGATCGTGGTAAACGAAAAGGGTGTCAAGCAGTACACCGTTCCGCTGAAAACGATGTTGTTCATGGCGACGAATAAGCCGGTGAAGATCACTGACGCCAAGTCGGGCATCACAAGGAGACTGATCGATATTTATCCGACCGGCAACACGTTGAAACCGGATGATTATTTCGACTGCATGAAGCAAATCGGATTCGAATTGGGTTCCATTGCCTATCATTGTCGTGAGGTTTACAGGAAACTCGGGGTCAACCGATATTCCCAGTATCGTCCAACAGAGATGATCGCCAAGACGAATGATATTTATACGTTCGTTCAGGACAACATCGACCTCATGGACATCGATGAGCCAGTGCGTCTGACAGATTTGTGGCGTGCCTATAAGGAATGGTGTGAGGAAGCCCACATCACCGACGTCATGAAACGCTCCGAGTTCATGTTCGAACTGGCTTCATATTTCGAAATAATGAACCGGGGAGCGAGTAAGGCAGTTACCTATCATGGATTTCAACGAGACAAATTCGAATCGAGAATCGTTGACTCTTCTGACCGACATGCTCGAGCATCCGATGATGACCATATCTCGTGGCTTCGACTTGTTAAAACGGACAGTCGATTCGACGAACTCTGTCATGATTGCCCTGCGCAATACGCCAGAGACGATGAAAGCGGATCCCCAGTTGCCAAATGGGCCCAAGTCAGCACCACGCTCAAAGACCTCGACACCAGTCGACTTCATTGGGTTAAGGTTCCGGAAAACCATATCGTCATCGACTTCGATATTCGAGGAGAGGATGGCGAGAAATCGCTTCAGGCCAATCTCGAGGCGGCCCGCAAGTTCCCTCCAACCTATGCCGAGGTGTCTAAGAGCGGACAGGGATTGCACCTCCACTATATTTACGATGGAGACGTATCCCGACTCAAAAACCTTTACGACATCCATGTCGAGATCAAGGTCTTCCGAGGCAATTCATCGCTACGACGTCTGCTCTCACGGTGCAACGATCATGAGATTTCCCATATTTCAAGCGGCCTTCCGTTGAAAGGAGAAAAGTCCGTGATCAATCAGAAGGAACTCAAGGACGAACAGCATCTACGCAATGTCATCAAGAAGTCTCTGCGCAAGGAATGTTGTCCTGGGACCAAGCCGAGCGTCGAGTTCATCAAGAAGCTCATGGACGAGATGTATGAGTCCGGTAAACCGTACGACGTCACCGACATGCGTAATGAGATATTTGATTTCGCTTTGCGGTCGACGCATTGGTCGGATTATTGCATCGTTCTGGTGAACGAGATGAAGTTCAAGTCCGATGATATTCCGAAGGGCAGCGATCCGAAGAACGCCGATATTCTCACCTTCTTCGATGTCGAGGTCTTTCCGAATCTGTTCATGGTCTGCTTCATGAAGAGCGATTCAGACGTCGTCAAGACATGGATCAATCCTCCGCGGCAGAACATCATGACACTGCTCGATGAGAATCTGGTGGGATTCAACAACCGCAAGTACGACAATCATATTCTCTGGGCGTGGGGTGTCATGGGATACAACAACGCCCAGCTGTATGATCTGTCGACGCGGATCGTCAGCGGTAACAAGAATTCCATGTTCGGTCAAGCATACAATGCATCCTACACGGATATTTACGACTTCTCCGCCAAGAAGCAGTCACTGAAGAAGTGGGAGATCGAATTGGGCATCGACCATCATGAATTGGGCATGCCATGGGACCAACCGGTTCCGGAGGACAAATGGCCGTTGGTGCAATCATATTGCGAGGATGACGTCAGGGCCACCAAGGCCGTGTTCGAACACCTCAAGGAGGATTTCACCGCACGCCAGATGCTGGCCATGCTCAGCGGCCTGACGGTCAACGACACCACCAACACCCATACCGCCAAGATCATATTCGGGAACAACAAGCATCCGCAGTCGGAATTCAACTTCACCGACCTTTCGGATATGTTCCCGGGATACACCTTCGACCGATACGCGCTCAAGGACAAGAAGTCCCAGTACATGGGCGAGTATCCTGGAGAAGGCGGCTACGTATTCGTCTACGGTATGGACAACGGATACGGCGATTACAGTTATATGGAGATGAAGCATCCATGGGACACAAACTGATATTTGAACAGGACTGGAAGCCTTGGCCTAAAGATCCTAGAATATTGGTATCCGATGAAGGCGATGTTCTTAGCTATCGCAGTGGGTCTTGGAAAAGATTAAAGCAAACCGATGGTGGAAGATATTTGACGGTTGGCATCAACAATCCGACAGGAAAATCATACTTGGTTCATCGATTGGTCGCCGAGACATGGATCCCTAAAGAATCGGAAGATCTTGAAGTCAATCACATCAATGGCAACCGTTACGATAACCGAGTTGAGAATCTTGAATGGATCACCCATCAAGAAAACATCGACCATTCAAGAAAAACCGGTCTCGTTCCAAAAAGCTGTTCCACAAGAGTCCGAATTGTCGAAACCGGCGAGCTTTTCGATAGTGAAGCCGAATGCGCCAGAGCCATTGGTGGGCATTATAAAAATATTAGCAGCTGTCTTCATGGATGGCAAAAGACACATCTTGGATACCATTTCGAAAGGGGATGAATGAAAATGCCGGTGGTGACAATAGACAAGATCAAAGTCGTTCCGAGAAGCAGCTATTTATCATACTGGTTCTCGCCTTGTTCATCTATGGGAGGTAAAAACAATGGGTAAGGTTTCGAGCTCCGAATCACCGGTTCGGTTCGTCAATGAAAACAAATACAAGCATCCATCACATATCAGCGGAAGTTATCTATCACGATTGTTCCTTCACGGATATTTGATGGCACTTGGTATCGTCAGCACAAAACCAGATCCGAAGAAACGAGCTTTCTATGCTGAAGGGCTCGATGAAATCGATCTCATATCGCTTGTCGACGCCTATAACCATCATCTTGAAGGTGATGATGAACCGCTGAAGATATTTGGAAAGGAGCTACGACATGGGCGTAGCATGGATCTTCATTGGATACATCATCACATTGATATTCGTGATGTTGGTCATTCATGGAGGTGATGACCGATGGTAGAGAAAGAGGAACATCGTCTTGGCGGCATGTTCGGCAATGTCGGACTGCTCGACATCTCATCCATGCATCCTAGTTCGATCGTGGCCATGAATCTCTTCGGTCCATATACCGAACGGTTCGACGCCATCCGACAGGCCCGTATCTCCATCAAGCATAAAGACTTCGATCGATGTCTTGATATTTTCAGGAAATTCGTTCCCGAGGAACGCCTCAAGGATCTCGAACCCGTGCTCAAGGGCGAGGATTCCAAGGCGCTGGCCCAAGCTCTGAAGATCGCCATCAACGCGGTCTACGGCCTGACCAGCGCCTCGTTCCCCACCCGGTTCAACGATGCGGCCAATCCGAACAACCGCAATCTCGACAACAAAGTCGCCAAACGAGGCGCCTTGTTCATGATTGCGCTCAAGCACAAGGTACAGGAGCTCGGATACACCGTGGTCCACATCAAAACCGATTCGATCAAGATCGCCGATGTGGACCGCGATATCATCGACTTCGTTACCGCCATGGGTAAACAATACGGATACAACTTCGAATTGGAGTCCATTTATGACAAGATGTGCATCGTCAACAAGTCCACCTACATCGCTCATTCAGCCTACGGTGAGCACTGTGGTGAGTGGACCGCTACTGGGTTGCAGTTCCAAGTTCCTTATGTCTTTAAGACCCTGTTTACCAAAGAGCCCGTCGCTCTGGAGGATTTCCGAGAGACTAAATCGGCTCAGTCCAACATTTTCCTCGATTTCAACGAGGGACTTGGACCGGACGAGCATCATTACAGCTTTGTTGGTAAGGTTTCGGCCTTTTCCCCCGTCAAAGCGGGATGCGGAGGAGGTCTACTGGTACGTGAGAACAATAGAGGCGGTTACGATGCGGTATCTGGAACAAAAGGATATCGCTGGAAGGAGTACTCGGTCATCCGAGACAATGGTCTTTCTTCAGAGATTGATCGATCGTATTACGAGCGATTAGCCAATGATGCCATCGACACCATCGAACAATACGGATCGTACGAATGGCTGATCGACGAGAGTAGTCCATATTCCTCGCCGAATCCGGCATCGAACGATCTCATGAAGAGGCTGGCTACATGACCTGGCCTGATGCAATCATCGTTATATTTCTGGTCGCTCTCATGCTGGTCATCAGCTGGTTCTGCGATCACTATCATTTCTAAACACTACAAAAGGAGTTCATCCATGAGTATCAACTTTATTTTCGGACTGATTCTAGCCATGGTCATCGGAACAATTGTCAGTTATCTGGTGATCCAAGGAACTGACTTTTTAATCCGTTATATTCGCAAGAAGAATCTCTGTAAAAACAGCACTTATCTCAAAGACTGGCGTATCGTTGATTTCGATCCCGATATTCCTGCGGTTCAGATCAACGCCGAGGAGTTCACCGATGACGAAGTGATACTCGATGCGCGAGACTGGTGCAAGGAGGACGATCGGATTGTCTTCATCATGGTCAAGACCGCTGATAAGGCGAATCTGGTGACCAAGAACGGAGTGCGTGACGCCACTGATATTTACAATAAGTTCCACAAGGAGGAGAACAATGAGCCGGAAGATGAAGACGCTGATCGGAATGACGATCGCGACGACAATGATTCTTCTGATGAAGATCGTCAGTAGCATCACCTGGATCCGAAACCATATTCTCAAGATGCATGACGAATGCGACGAGCTTCGCAGAATCAGCGATGATATTTATACACAGGGATTGAGGATCACGGAATCGATCAATGAACTCGGTTACGATCCCAATGCCGAATGCGATATCAACGACGATTCAAACTTCTCCGACATGGGTGATTGTAATGATTGATTTGACGAATTGTTTGATATGTCTATCAATGGTGGCCGTCGCCTTTATCGGACTCCTGGTAGACTGGTTGATCACGCCGACCGACGAATACGTCAATGACGCACCGTATCGACATTTGCTGTGGATCATCGAAAACCGGATTCATCGAGGCAAGCATGCCCGTAGATGGACGCATCCGACCATTTGGTGGGCGGATTATCCGCGACATAAACATATGCTATAATGAAGAGTTATAGTGTATGAAAGGAGTCCACCATGGACAAGAAAGATATGTTCACCATCGCCAGCGATGTTATCGCGGGTGCTGCCAGTGCGATCGTGATCGTTCTCGCCTATAAGGAATACAAGACGACCATGAACGATCACGAACGCATCGAGCATCTGGAGGATACCGTAAAGTGGATGGTCCAGAACGATCTCAATCTCCAAAAGGAATCCGATCAGAGCAAGAACTGATCAACATTATAGGCCCGTGCATCAACGCATGGGCCTATATTTTTATGAAAGGAGCAAACCATGAAACAGCGTACCATCGACACCGCCCGAGAGGCGAGACTCTGGATTAGGGACATCATCGTCCCTGCGGTCGGAGTCATCGCATTCGTCGCGCTCAACACAGGAGCCAACGAACGGTTTAAGTCAGTGATGGATCATATCCGCAACAGGAAGCCGGGCCGGCCGTGAAAGAAAACGAACTCAACGAGCTCAACGAGCTCATGGGATGTGACTGCGACTACGACATTTGCCCCCATGATGTATATTTCAAGGACCACAGGATCGTTGCCGTGTTCATCTGCACCGGTTGCGGCAAACAGGTGATGGTCGAAGGTCCCATTGAAACCATCTACGACATCACCGTAACCCGGCATAAACGCAAGGATTGATCATGGACTTCAACATTCATATTTCACCGAAATTCCGCAAATCAAAGAAGGAGACCACCATGGACGACAAGACCATCAACGTCAACGACGAGATCAACAAGGCGGGAAGCACCGTCATGGGTTTCATCGAACAACATCCGGAATCGCTGATCGTAGCGGCTGGAGCCATTTTCTACGTAGGATACAACATCGGCCGCAACAAGTCGATGATGGATGTCATGCGCATTGCCGCCATGAGTGATTGATTCGCGATAAGGTCATCGCTTATAATGAAGGATATTCATAGGAAAGGAACAACGATGACTATTGAACTGCTCGACTATCAGGTCGTGGCCCTCATCCTGATCGGCGTATGCATCGGTTCACTCGTCTGGTATATTATCGATCTCAGGTCCGAACACAAGGACATGAGCCGAAGGGAATTCGCCAAGCGGGTGTTCCGTGAATTCGCCGGTCTCGGATTCGAAGACCGCGTCGTGAAGTCCGACAATCATGGAATCGATCTCGACTGATTTGTCCATTAAACAATATGGGCCTGTGCGACCGACGCATGGGCCCATATTTTTCAGAAAGGATTGTCAATGATCCAATTCCCGCCAATGGAGACCTTCGACGACGGTGAACTCGACGATGGCAAGAAGCTGGCGAAGAAGGTGCTGGAGGAATCGGCCGAACTGATGGTCGCCTCGCAGCACGATACGCGTGAGCACATGCTGGATGAATTCGCGGACGTCCTCCAGACGCTGGTGAACTTCTACAAGTACTCTGGCATCACCAATGAGGAAATCGCCTCGGCCATTAAGCGCTGCAACGAAAAGAACATTGCGCGAGGCCGGATGACCGATCCGAGACCGTTCGTCGATCGAGTGACCACGTTCGCCGCAAAGTGATATTTTCTAACCAAACCAACGAAAGGAACAGAATAATGGCAGTCGAAAAGTATGTGGATTCCCGTGGTCGTGTGTCGTACCGCATTCGTGGGGCGAAACTCATCTATCCGAACTTCGCCGGTAACGGAGGTCAGTTCAATGATGAGGGCAATCGCAACTTCAACATTGAGCTGACTCAGGACGAATTTGATTTCCTGACCGACGAGGGGTTCCGTCCCCGCATGCGTGAGAAGATCGACGCTGATCCTCAGCTCCTGCTCAAGGTCAACGTCAAGTTCAAGGACGATCCGGCCGATACAAGGAATCCGAAGATCCTGTTCAAGACCCAGTACGGCAACAAGCGCCTGTGGGCCGAACATAAGAAGGCCGTGGTGCAGGGTGAGGAGATCGACCTCAGCCCGGTTGATATTCTGGACTGGGCCGACATCGAGAACGTCAATCTGTCGTTCTCCGCATACCGCGGTAAGATGTCGGATCACAACACCGCATATTTGCAGATGCTCATCGCAACCAAGCATGAGGATCCGTTCGAGGACGAGTTCTATGACAACGACGAACCGGATACGGCCCTCAACACCATGACCTTCCAGAAGGTCGATGCGGACCTGAAGTCCATCGAGTAAACCATATTTCCATCATAGGGCATGGGCGGCGTCATCGCGCGTCGGTCATGCCCTCTTATTTTTAGGAGCGTATTATGGCGCCAGCGAATGTATTCGATCGGGCAAGACGATATCTTGGATGCCACCCAAACGCATCGCTGCTCATCACCGACGCATGGGAGATCACGCCGGATCATCATGAATGTGAAGTGATGTGCTGTCGATGCGAACGATCGACGCACTTCGATATTTCCAAGAATGAGTATCGACAAATGGATAATCGCAAGCCATGGACTTTTGAACAGGATGGCGATCGTGGACGAGATTAACTGGGGTATGATGCCGGTATATCTACTACTCAACTTTGTTGGAGGAGTCCTCGCCATGGGAGCATACTGCGAATTCGTCGGCGAATGGGACCAACCCGCAAGAACAGTCCTTCTCGTCATCGGAGGAACGTTCGTAGTGCTCTGTATCGTCGAGTTCCTCTGCTGGCTGTTCCATATTCCCGCATGGATCTACAAAGGATTGACGTGGATCCATGACAAGACAGAACCAAAGGAGTAAATTATGACCGAAAATCATATTCCCGCAGGCCCGATGGTTGAGATCCGTGACGCGGACTTCGATGCCATCCGCAAGGAGCTGCACGACGAACACAAGCTTCATTGCGAATCAGAATACGATCCTTATATTTGGATCGACACGAACCATGCATGGAGTGATGGACGCAACATCTATGTCAATGCGGGATGCCAGAACTGTATGAAGGGATCGGATCGGACGCCAGTCAGGGAAGACCCGAAGTTCCATATTCAGGCCAAAACGACCAGAAGGAGACGCTCAAATGATAGTTCTCATTAACGCTATAATCACCGTTTTCTCGGCCCTTCTGGTCATACCCATAGTTTTAATCGTTTCGATCGCGTTCGCCTCTCTACGGGCCCTTAAAATGGCTCACAAGGCCGAAAATCGACGCATCCAGAATCTACAAGGCCGACATATTCGGAGGTGAATCGTGTTTTTCAAAAACATATTATTAATTATCCTGATTCTGTTGATCGGATTGGCGTTCTTTCGTTCGCTATGTTTTATTCAGCGCGGATGGGATGGATCGCCGATGCGAGATTTCATACACAATATCATGGACGATCATGTTCCTGAAGATCATGTCGATTTTGACGGAGCATCGATTCACTCGAAATGTAAGATCTGCAACAAAATGATCCTTCAGGACTCGCAGGGAAATTGGTTTTCTGTTGCAGTCGATAAGGAGGCTCCTCATGGATCCCGATAGGAAACCAACAATCTGGCAATACGCACGACGGAAATTCGTCGATTGCCAGTGTCTCTGCGTGCTTATGACAAGCATGCCGATTGTTAGGGATGGATGGATCAGCTACATGGCCATCTGTCCGGAATGCAACGAACGGAAGTATATTCACACGAAGGTCGAGGATGTAGATCTCGATTTTCTCTATTTGAAAGCGGGTGAATAATGAGCTCGACAACGACACTTTATGTATTGACCATCAGCTATCGCAAGGGATTTACCATCAACGGAGCCGCGAACCATTCCATTGTCCCCGATGACACGATCATCGAACAATGGTTTCCATACAAACCGACGCTTTCCGAAATCAAAGAGGTCATTCCGGACCTCAACAGTGACGTAAACTGGATCGCCCTCGACAAACGGGAGGTCGAGATCAGGAAGACCACGCTGCTCGGCATCACCAATCCAAAGAATATCTGATATTTTCGAAAGGAGACAACCATGAATGATTCCATCGAGACTGAGAAATCGGTGATGTGATCATGCCAACGCCTGATCAATTTCGAGCAGCACGAACCCTGCTCGGTCTTACACAGTATCGTTGTCGGGAAATGATGGGCATCAGCACCCAGGCAATACGCGACATCGAGAGTATCTACGGCAAGCATCAGCCCGAGCGTCCCTACTCCCAGTACTATAATCTCTGGTTGCGAGAGTACGCCAGGATGGTCAAACCGGAGCTGCTCGGCGCCGTGGACAGTATTCTCGGCAACGACAACTTCGCCAGAATGTTCCGTGTGGTCGAGCCGACACTTCGCACCGAGAATCGGACCGTGATCAACGAACTCGACCTGACGTTCCCGACGACAGCCGACTGTGCGCGATGGCTTATCGAACACGGGCATAGCAATGGACGTGTAGAGAACGTGGCCCAGCGAATCAGGAATGCCATTAATGGTACGGGATCCTCAACCTATCTCGGATTCACGTACCGTTATGACAATCCGCCGCAAGACGAAACCACATTGGATATTTAGGAGTAATCATGAACAAGTACGTCCATCTGACTTATATCATTCGCAACGATGCCGATCTCACCTTCTATCGCACCGAGAACCAGATGAACAATCTGCTCGCGTTGTATCGGAAATTCAATGCCCTGGGATTGGACCCAGGACCGATTTGTGATGTGCAATATGTCATGAGTCCGACAAGTGATATGGAGGACGTCCTCCATATCGATCTCGACGTCACCGACATGAACGAGGTCACGGTACTTCGGGAGGCCAACGTCTTCGCCGATGTATTCGATAAGGTCGACAGCATATTGATCAACCAGACCGATATCACGACCATGTTCGTCGGTCTGGAAATCGGCATGCGCATGACCGCCGAGAGCAGAGCGCACTTCGCCGATCGCATCAAATATAGCTGCGTCTGCACGACTGATCAGATCGTCAGATCCATGGACACTCTGGAAGGTACTATCTTCTATATTTGGGATAAGAAGACCAACCGTCCGATGCGCGACATCAACGTCGACGGCATATGGGACGAGTTCCTGAGCGAGATCGAGAACGTCTACGATCTGGACTCGAAGGATCGCCCCACGATGAAGTACGTCGTCATGAACTGCCAATTCGAACCCAAGATCATCAAAGCGAGCCTTTGATGGCCGGGTTCTTCGGATTCGTCGATAATTAGTACAAGGAACAATCATGATTGAAATCTTAATTGCTGTTCTACTGCTCCTGGCGATCTTTATGATGATCTTTGCGGTGTTGCTGATAAGTGCCTATATCGTCAATTCCCTGGTCAAGGAGTTGACGGTATACGACAATATCGCAGACATGATCAAGGCTAGGAAAGGTGTGCCTTGCAGTATCTATCACGGCAGTCTCTATGGTGACCGGCTGTGCTGCGGCAACTGCAATAGCTATATCGAATCAGACTATAAAGTGTGTCCCAACTGCCATTATCGAATCATTATACCTGAGGCGTTAAGGAGCAATAATGATTGAAGCCATCATGACGATATTTGTATGGATGGGATTGCTGCTGATTGGTCTGCTGCTCATCACCGGCTATGTCGCCATAGGATATCTGGTGGCGTTGCTGGCCGATCATATTCGGCATCGCAACGCCAAACTTGAAACCGGAAAACACGCAAGGAAAGGATGAATCATGTTCCCGAATAACGAAAAACTCATCGGCATCGCCGTTAGCAGCAAATTGAGTCCGGATGCCTCGATCGCCATGGATGGATGGATCAACGGATTTCTCGGGTCACGATATTTCGATGGAAAGGAGCTCCGTCACGATAGCGACGGCGATCATATCTTCTACTGGCATACATCATGGGACTTCGATCAAGATGAGCTTGACGTACTGACGAAGTATCTGGAGCGATATTTCGAGGAGGATGATCCGAGACCGTATCTCTGCGATATTCGGATGATCCAGGAGTATTACTACGTCGGCGAGCATATCAACAAGGAGGCGAAGGCATGAAACGAATCGTTACAGGTATCTGCTGTGCGACACTGATGATATTTGGTCTATCTTCATGTGGATCGGGAGATCGAGATCGAGACCCGATTGGCGTCGATTGCATCTCAAATGGCGATTTCCTCAACAACATGAAGCAGTGCCAGATCACGATGACCGATACAAGACGAGTCACCTGCCTGGTATATAACGACAAGACCATCGATTGCGATTGGCTCCATGCCGATGGAACCGATGCTCATATTTCTGGCGAAGGAACAATCCAATGAAATACTACGATATTCCCGACGAAGCGACGTGGAACTCGGTCGTCGGATCTCTCGGCGAGATACGAATTCGCGAGATCGTGGTCGACCTCCGATATCACGAGCACTGCGTCACCGGCGATACGGCATCGAACCCGGATGAAAAGGTCGTATTCTGCATCAGAGATGACGGCATATTCGCCAATCTCCTCAAGACCGCACTCAAATCCTCCGAGGAGGTAAGCGAGTAATGGCCGTCACACTGGAACCGTTTCAGGAACGGGCGCTGAGCCAACTGCGATCCGGAAACGTTCTGGTCGGCGAGGTCGGGTCCGGCAAATCGATCGTGGCCATCATGTGGTGGCTTCGGACGTGCTGCCGGACCCGTTCGGGCGAGTCTGACAGTGGCAGGACGCTCATGCCGCTCAAAGGCTCGCCCGACCTGCTCATCATCACCGAGGCGAAGAAGCGCGATAAGGCCGAATGGGGCGAGGATCTCGTCAAATTCGGCCTGCATATCGGGACTAACAAGCCGTCGGGCGTGGAGATCATCGTGGATAGCTGGCAGCGCATCAAAGCCTATCACGATTTTCATGGTGTGATCATATTCGATGAGCAGCATGCGACCGGAACCGGGGTCTGGAGCAAGGAATTCATCCATATCGCCAAGGCTCAGGGAAACCGATGGATCCTGCTGTCGGCGACCCCTGCGGATTCGTATGAGGATCTCATTCCCATATTCGTGGCGAACGGGTTCTACAAGAACAAGACGCAATTCATGACCATGCATGCCGTGTATGACCGATGGGCGAAGTATCCGAAGGTCAATGACTGGAGGCATACTGATATTCTGGAGAAGCTTAAACGACGGATCATGGTCCCGATGAAGCGTCCGAAGGACCGTGGCCCCAGTCGCAATCCTGTCTATCAGATTGCCGTGGATTACGACAAACAGGCCCTGAAGACCCTGAGAAGGGAACGGAAGGATCCTTGGACCGGAGAGCCGCTCAAGAACGTATCGCAGTACTGCTTCGCCCAGAGGAAACTGGTGAATTCGGATCCGAGTAGGATTAAGGAAGCGACGGATGCATGCATCCGTCATCCGAGGATCGTGATATTCTACAACTACGATTTCGAACTGGAGGAGCTGCTGAGCCTGCGGAGGCGGACGGGCATTCCGGTGTACCAGTACAACGGCCATCGTCATGATGATATTCCGAAGGACGGCGATTGGATCTATCTGGTGAACTATGGATCCGGGGCCGCCGGGTGGAACTGCACGCAGACCGATACCATGCTGTTCTATTCGCTCAACTACTCGTATCGGATCATGGAGCAGGCGGCAGGGCGCATCGACAGGATCAACTCGCCGTTCAAGGAACTCAACTATTATATTCTGCGCAGCTTCGCCCCGATCGATTCGGCGATTCTGCGGGCGCTTTCGAACAAGGAGACCTTCAACGAGCGGACGTTCGCCTCGAAGGATATTTCCGGGAAGGAGGATTAGGATGACCTATGTGATGGATGGAGGCGATCCCGACAGGATCGACGTCTATGATCTGGCGAGACGAATGAGCCCATGCGACTGCGATTCGGAGGTTCCGATCGCGGTTCAGATCGAGACATCGGGGAGGCCGTTACGTGATTTCTACGGTAATGAGGTCCCTTTCGACCTCGGAACGTATTGCATACGGTGCCAGAAGAGAGGTCTTGTGCGGGCATATTTCGACGATCTGGTTCAGATTCAGCCAAGTGCGATGGTTCAGATTCGGTCGATCATGCCGTGCGAGCACTATCATTCGTGGGAGATCACGGCTGCTTTGTGCAGGAAGGGAGAGCGGATGGCCGCATATTCACGCGTCCAGCGCCTTCATCTGCTCTATTGTCGGACATGCAGAAGGGTCTATAGGATCCCGTTGGCATACGATCTCGCGGTATTTCGGACATGATAACGAGGCAAAAGTATGCAGGAAGGAAGGCCGCCTGCATACTTTTTATGTCTGAACCTGCATACTTTTTTAAAAACTATGCAGGTTTGGACCTGCATACTTTTGGTGTAAACTATGCAGGTTTTCCAGAAAAGTATGCAGAAAAACCTGCATACTTTTTTGAGGGTCAATGTGCCCTGAGGCCTTGGAATCATTGGGTTTTCGGGGTGCCTGCATACTTTCGCGCGTTTTTTCTATCTCCTTATTATTTTAAAAAGAAAAAAAAAGTAATAATACAAAGAAAACGCTGGCGAAGAAAACGCGCGAAAAAGTATGCAGCGGCCTGATACCTGCATACTTTTAGAAAGGAGTGATCATGTCTTTTGAGAATTTAAGAACAAAACGTTCGATTTATGTTTACGAATTAGATAGCATGTTTGATTCAGCTGAAGAAGTTTCAAAACATTTTGATCTTAACGCCGATGATGTAACCGAGGCTTTGATCTATCGTAAAGGTGAGATAGCGGGTCTTCATCTCGCTTGGGGAGATCATATTCATCCGCATCATTGGAGAAAAGTAAGAGTCGTTGAAACTGGTGAAATACTTCTTAGCGATTATCACGCCGCCTATCATTTTCATGTGACCTATTCGTCTATAAGAAACGCGATCAAATTAAGAAACGGAAATTTTCGTAACGTCCATCTCGAATATGTGGAGGAATGAAACATGTCGCATCACGACAAGAATCAGGAAGTCTATATTTACGAACTTAACGAGATCCATTCGTCTCCAGAGCGGGTGGCCATCTTTCTGGAAACGAGCATCGACGATGTTCTGAAGGCGCTTGCCCATCCAAGAAACCATGGTGTATGCCGAGGAATGCATATTTGCTGGAACGACGCCCGCAACATCAAGGCCTACAAACCTGTCCGTATCATAGAGAAGGATCTTATATTTCCCAGTGTGACCCATATGGCCTTCTATTACGGATGCAAGGATCAGGAGATCTACGATGCGCTCAAGCAGCCTGACGGATTCTGGTATGGATGGCATCTCGAGCATGTCGATGCCGTACCGGAACCGACCTATGTCAAGTAGGTTTGTCATCGCGACAAAAACATCGCACAAAGAGGTAAGAGTGGGGAAGAGTTTGCCTTATTTTCTTAGCAATCTTTTCTAGGGCGATCGATTCCCCGCTCTTATTTTTCTCTGTCGAAAGGAGAACCATGAGTCTGGAACGCGACTTCCAACGAAAAGTCATCAAGGAGATCGGCAAACGTCTTCCGGGATCGCGTGTGCTGAAGAACGATCCCAACTATATTCAGGGAATCCCCGATCTTCTCGTTTTGTATAAGGATCGATGGGCCGCCCTTGAGGTCAAGAAGAGTGCTGACGCTAAGCATCAGCCGAATCAGGATGACTACGTGGCTCAGATGAATGCCGACTCATTCGCGGCGTTCATCTATCCCGAGAACAAGGAATACGTTCTCGACAAGCTTCAACAGCACATGACCGAATCCCATATTTCCACGGAGGTTGCAGCATGATGCGTTTCAATGATCATCACAATCTTGAGGGCCTTCACGCCTTCATGGGGGCCAGCAAGCATTCATGGCTCCGTTATGATGACGATCATATGGCCGATATGTTCCGATCGTCCCTTGCGGCACAACGCGGAACCGAGCTGCATGCTCTTGCTGCCGATCTTAACAAACATCGTGTGGCTCTGCCGAAGACCCATCTGACGTTGAACGACTTCGTCAATGATGGCCTGCATTATCGCATGTCTCCCGAAGTGGTGTTGTATTTCTCGCCAAATTGTTTCGGCACCGCAGACCTCATCGGATACGACGACAAGAAGAAGCTGTTGCGCATCTTCGACCTCAAGACCGGAAGCGGCGAAGTCAAGCACTTCGATCAGTTGTATATCTACGCTTCGCTGTTCTGTCTTGAATACAAAGTCAAGCCGATGAACCTTCAGTTCGACCTTCGTCTCTATCAGAACGATCACATCAAGATCGCCACCAACGCCGATCCCAAGTATATCAAGCTTGGACCGAACGCTGATATTTACGAAGAGGTCAGCCCGGATGAGATCGCACACATCATGGATCGAATCCAGCACTTCGATCAATTGATCAACAAGCTGCGTGCCGAGGAATCGGAGCAGTGGTAATGATATTTTCAGGAAAGGCAGCGTCATGGTCGTATTGATGGAAGACGAGTCGAACTCGCTGTCCCATATTGGCGTCAAGCGCCGTTCCGGAAGGTACCCGTATGGATCTGGTGAGGATCCTTACCAGCATGAAGACTTCTACAAACGATATTTGGATCTCAAGAACTCCGGTCTAACCGAAAAAGAGATCGCCGATTCCATGGGGATCACCACGACGAAGCTTCGTGCTCGTAGGACCATTATCTATAACGAGCAGCTTGCCCAGCGTCAGCATCGCGCCTATGAGCTCAAGCAGAAGGGATATTCCAATACCAAGATCGGTGAGATCATGGGTGTGAACGAATCTACTGTTCGGTCCCTTCTTAATCCTTCGAGTCGTGCTCGAGCCAATGCGTCGACCATCATCGCCAATAATCTCAAGGAGACCATCGGCAAGGATGGAGCGGTACAGATTGGAAAAGGCGTTGAGCAGTATCTGGGATATTCCCAGGACAAGCTCAAGGTCGCTGTTGCCATGCTCGAAGAAGAAGGTTACACGGTTCATTATATTTACACCAAGATGGGAGGTCCGAACCATACCACGGTCAAGGTTCTTGCCGCTCCTGGTGTGACCGTTCGAGATTTGGTAAACGATCGTAATAAGATTAAGATCGTCGGTATGTCCCTTGATGAGCCTCACGAAGGTGGCGTTGGAATCAAGAAGCCGGTATCCATCGATTCTAAGCGTCTTGGTGTTGTGTACGCTGAGGACGGAGGAACCGAACGTGATGGCGTCATGCTTATTCGTCCGGGAGCAGCTGATCTCGAACTTGGCGGTTCGCATTACGCGCAGGTCCGCATCAACGTTGATAACAGCCATTACCTCAAAGGTATGGCCATGTACGGTGATCCGGATCAGTTCCCGGATGGTGTGGACATCATATTCAACACGAACAAGAAGCGTGGAACCCCGATCGAGGGAACCGGCGATAATTCGGTATTGAAGCCGCTCAAGCGACTGACCAATCCGGATGGAACGAAAGGCGATGTCGATTGGAGCAATCCATTCGGCGCCACCATAGATCCGATCAAAGGTCAGTATGAGTACGACGATCCAAAGACCGGGAAGAAGAAGCAGTCATTGATCAATAAGGTCAATGATGAAGGCGACTGGGATGACTGGTCGAGAAGCCTTCCTTCCCAGATGCTTTCTAAGCAGGATATTTCTTTGGCCAAACGTCAACTTGGCATTGATCTTGATCGTCGTCAGCGAGACTACGATGAGATCATGGCGTTGGATAATCCAGTAGTCAAGGCCAATCTTCTCAAGTCATTTTCTGATGAGTGCGATTCAGCGGCAATTCATATGAAGGCCGCGGCGATGCCTCGTCAGAGGACTCAGGTTATTTTGCCTATCCCTTCCTTGAAGGACAATGAGATATATGCTCCGAACTTCAGACCTGGCGAGAAGGTGATTCTTATTCGCTTCCCGCATGGCGGAAAGTTCGAAATCCCTGAGCTCACGGTCAACAATAACAACAAGGAAGCCCGGGCGGCTCTTAGCGGATCCAAGGATTGTGTTGGTATCAATGCCAAAGTGGCCGAACGACTCTCTGGTGCCGATTTTGATGGCGACAACGTTCTGGTTATTCCGAACAACCGAGGCGAGATCAAGACTCGATCCGCTCTTGACGGTCTGAAGAACTTCGATCCCAAGACCGCATATCCTAAGTATGAAGGCATGCGAGTCATGACGAAGCGTGAAAAAGGAAGAGAGATGGGCATCGTCTCTAACCTTATTACGGACATGACCATCAAGGGTGCTCCTTGGGAGGATATCGAGAAGGCGGTCCGCCATTCGATGGTGGTCATCGATGCTGAGAAGCACGAGCTGAACTGGAAACAGTCCGAACGTGACAATCAGATCGATCTTCTCAAGCAGAAGTGGCAGAGTCGAGGAGATGGAAAATATGGTGGAGCATCCACTCTTATTTCCAGATCCAAGTCTACCGAACGCATTCCAGAACGTAAGCTTCGTTCGGCCAAGGAAGGCGGATGGATCGACCCTGAAACAGGTGAGAAAGTCTACGTCGAAACCGGTCGAGAGAAAGTTGTTCCCGCCAAGAAGGACAAGGACGGAAAGGTTATTTCTTGGAAGAAGGTTCCAGCCGAATCGGTAACGGTGAAGATGGACCTTGCCAAGGATGCCTACGAACTTTCGTCCGGAACGGCGATGGAAGGTGTCTATGCTGACTATGCAAATTCTCTGAAGTCCCTGGCAAACCAAGCCCGAAAATCGTATTTGAATTCTGGTTCGTTCAAGTATGATCCCCAAGCTGCAAAAACATACTCGTCAGAGGTCAGTTCCTTGAAAGCCAAACTCAATACGGCTCTCAAGAACGCTCCTTTGGAACGCAAGGCCGAGCTTCTTTCGGACAGTTTGTACGAAGCCAAGAAGGCGGCTCATCCAGAATATGAAAAGGACGATCTGAAAAAGCTTTCCAACAGGTGCCTTAATGAGGCCCGTATTGTAGTGGGCGCCAAGAAGCAATTGGTCGACATCACTGATAAGGAATGGGAAGCCATTCAGCATAGGGCCGTCAGCAAGAATACCCTTCAGCAGATCCTGCAAAACGCGGATCCTGACAGAGTCAAGCAATTGGCCACTCCGAAACAGGGTGTTGCTATGTCGGCGTCCCTTGTTGCGAGGGCCAAGTCCATGCTCAATCGTGGTTACACACAGGCTGAAGTAGCCGATAGGCTTGGCGTATCAATAGATACACTGAAGCGTAATGTGACTACTAAGACTAAGGTGGCAGACAATGGCTAATACCAAAGACTATCTGCTTACCACGATTGACAATCCATACAATCCATGGACCAATTGGGATCAATGGTTTGACTATGATCAGCGTATGGGCTATTGCACATGCTCCTATCTAGCACGCATCATGTCAGTCACTGATACAATGACTGATGTTGAACTAGATCGTGAGTATGAGTTCGCAATGGACGAGATCATCAAGTACGATGTGATCGGCCGATACGCAAAGATTAAGAAGAGTGATCCTACACCAATGGGAAAACTTAACTGAAAAGTACCGATTTCGTTGCGATCTCTCGCTCTTCATCGATAAAATAATATGATTCGAGCCAAGGAGTCATATTATTTTGATGGAGGGGGAGGGGTCGCGATGAACCGGTACCCTTCAGCATCGCCCGCCTCCTCATTTTTTCCCCGACGGGATATTTTTCGAGAAGTCGATTACCCAGACCACGTGTTTTGGGGCTTCAAACGGGAGTGCCGCTTGGGTCCAAAGCAAAATTCCTCGCTCATGGCGGTTACGAAAACCGGAGGAAACTCCTTTCGATTTTAGGGACAACCATTCGGTACTCTCTTTTGGAGAACCAAAACCAATCAGAACTCTTCGAAACAACTACAGAACTGGAGGCGATATTTCATGGGGCGACGTAAGAAGCTCGATGGATCGTCTTCCCCTCAGTTCTCGCCCGCCTCTAACCCTGAGGAACGCGAGAATCAGATGATTTCGCTCGCCGTCAACCTTGCCGAGCAACAACTTCGCGAGGGGACGGCTTCATCTCAGGTCCTCGTGCACTATCTCAAGCTCGCTTCGACTCGAAACAAGCTTGAAGAGGAGAAGATCAAGTACGAGACGGCCATGCTTCAGGCCAAGAAGGATGCACTGAACAAATCTGGTCAGCTTCAAGAACTCATGGAGAACGCTCTGGAGGCGTTTCGTTCATATTCTGGAAATTCGGAAGGATGTGAAGTTCATGACGGACAATGAACTTTATCACTTCGGCGTCAAAGGCATGAAGTGGGGTGTTCGAAGGTATCAGAACGAAGATGGATCGCTTACCTCTCTCGGTAAGAAGCGCGATAAGATGCTTTCTGATCGGAAAGTCGCAAAAAGGAACTCGACCATTTCCAATATCGTTAAAGCGGAATATTCCCGTCGCGAATTTGAGGACGCCAAGACTCGACTGAAACTTGAAAACCAGACGAAAAAGTCAAAGCGTCGGCAGGATCTTGAGAAAAAGTATCTGAAGCAAGGGTTCGCCAAGGACGAGGCCGAGATCAAAGCTTATAATCGAGCTAAGACAGAAACAATTCTTAAGGTTGCCGGAGGTATTGCTTTAGCATCCGCAGCGGCTTACGTTGCGTACAAGCATTACGATAAAGTCACCGATCGGGTATTCGAAAAGGGAAGTAAGATCGGTCGTTTGACGAGTGACGGATCGGAACAGACCAATAGGGCGTTTTATGGCTTCGTCAACAAGCACGACAAAGATCGGTATGAAGGTCTTTATGGAAAGACCCTTGGTAAGAACGGCACCGTATATCGAAAGGCCATGCGCGCTGCTGGCGATATTAATATTGCCTCCCCTGAATCCGCTCGAAAGGTTCTTAAGAACATGTTTGACACTGATAAGCAATCTTTCGATGCTTTTAAGAGGAACATAGATGTGATGGCCTTCGCGGTTCCTCCTACAACGAAGCAAGGACGACTTTGGCGTAAGGCCAAACAGGAACTTGATTCCGGAAAGATCGGTGATAACACCTATAAGGCGTTTAACACCGCACTTGTTCTTCACACACAAGAGCAACAGCCGATCAATGATAAATTCTATTCGGCTATGAAGAAGGCCGGATATGGTGCGATCCGCGATGTGAACGATAAAGAGAATTCCGGATATTTTGCCAGGAATCCGTTGATTGTATTCGATACCGATAAGATCGATGTCGAGGGATTCACGAAACTCGGAAGCGATCATATCAATTCCATGTTCGCTAAAGAGACGGGAAAGGTCGCTGCTCATGCATTGGCAAACGAGTATGGTCCTATTGGAGCCGTATTTGCGACTTCCATTGGAGCGATGAAACTCGTTAAGCGATCCAATGAGACAAAGTTCGTTGAAAACTATCGCAAGCAACATCCTGAGAGCACATTGTCCAATAATGAAATTCTGAAGATGAGAGATCGGATGATCAATGCTTAACGATACCGAAATTAAAGATCTTTGTATTAACCGGCACATGATCACACCATTCGATGAGGCGAATCTTCAGCCGTGCAGTTACGACGTCACACTCTCTAAGAGCATCATACGATATTTCGGTCGTGGTGAGATCAACGCCATGGATTACACGCTCCATGATCTGGAGTATATTCGTTTCGCCATGAACGATGACGGTTTCGTTCTCGATCCAAATGAATTCATTCTTGGTTCTACAAACGAGGGAGTGACGATCCCGAAGAACATCGCCGCGCGCTTCGAAGGTAAGTCGTCGCTTGGCCGTCTCGGTCTTGCGACCCATGTCACCGCCGGTTTCATCGATCCGGGGTTTACCGGTGACATCACACTTGAGATCAAAAACCTCAACAATCATCCGATCCGCATATTTCCAGGAATGAAGATCGGCCAACTGTGCTTCTTCGACCTTCATGATGATGTTGATCGAGCTTATGGATCGACTGAACTCGGATCTCATTATCAGCATCAATCAGGACCGACGACAAGTCGGTGATATTTGGATTGCCCCTAGTGGGCGGAAAGGATATTCTTATGAATTCTGAACTTTATCACTACGGCGTCAAAGGTATGAAGTGGGGCGTTCGGCGCTATCATAACGCCGATGGCACACTCACCTCCAAAGGTAAGGCCCGTCAGGCGAAACGAACCAAGAAGGCCCAGAAGAAGTGGGACAAGAACACGAGAAAGCATTGGGTCGAAGGGTATAATAAGGCCGCTGATTATTCCAATAACAACTTCATCAACAAGCTTAATGAGAAGTACAAGGATTACGATTTCTCGGATCGAACCAATAAGAAGACCCAGAAGGTCTATAAGCGCTATATCGAGGAGTACGTAAATGGCTTCAACAGTATTCTCGAAAAGAGCTATCGTGAGGTTCTTGGCGATCGTCCGGACGATCCGGGAGCTATTCGATCTCTTCCGTTCTATAATGATGCCAATTCGTTGTATCAAGCATGGCTGAATAATTAGGAGGCGAATCATGACCCTATCGAACACAGCCGTTCCGAAATACTACGGTCAATTTCGTGATAGGGTCATGGCCGGAGAGATCCCGGTATGCCATGAGATCGAGATGGAGATGAATCGCATCGACGATCTCATTCGTAATCCAGGGATCTACTATGACGCCGATAAGGTCGAAGGATGGGTACATTTCTGCGAGAAGGAACTCACCCTGACCGACGGATCTCCGGTTCATCTTCTCGATAGTTTCAAGCTCTGGGGCGAGCAGATATTTGGTTGGTACTATTTCGTCGAACGATCAGTCTATATTCCGAATCCGCATGGAGGCGTCGGTCACTACGAGAACCGCAGGATCTGCAAGCGCCTGATCAATAAACTATATTTGATTGTGGCACGTGGCGCAGCCAAGACCATGTTCGCCGAATTCGTCCAGGCATATTTCCTCATCATGGATACGTCGACGACTTCACAGATCGTCGTGGCTCCGACGATGAAGCAGGCTGAGGAAACCATGGCGCCGTTCCGAACCGCCATCATCAGGTCACCCGGTCCGCTCATCAAGTTCCTGTCCGAAGGCTCACTTCCCGGCAACGGACCGAAATCTACTCAGGCCAAGCTCGCCTCGACCAAGAAGGGTGTAGAGAATTTCCTCACAGGCTCTCTTCTTGAGGTTCGTCCGATGTCAATCGACAAGCTCCAGGGTCTTCGTCCAAAGGTATCTACCGTTGACGAATGGCTGTCCGGCGATATTCGTGAGGATGTCATCGGCGCCATCGAACAGGGCGCGTCAAAGCTCGACGACTATCTCATCGTGGCGACCTCGTCCGAGGGCACCGTCCGAAACTCAGTAGGCGATACCATCAAGATGGAGTTGATGGACATTCTCAAAGGAGAATACGTCAATCCTCATGTCGCCATATTCTATTATCGGCTTGACGATACCAAGGAAGTTGCCAATCCGGATATGTGGGTCAAGGCAAATCCTAATCTTGGACAAACGGTTACCTATGAGACCTATCAGCTTGACGTCGAACGTGCAGAGAAGGCCCCGGCCACACGTAATGATATTCTCGCCAAACGTTTCGGTATTCCGATGGAGGGTTACACCTACTTCTTCACCTATGAGGAGACTCTTCCACATCGGAAGAAGGATTTTTGGGGGATGCCGTGTTCTCTTGGAGCCGATCTGTCGCAGGGAGACGACTTCTGCTCGTTCACGTTCCTCTTCCCATTGCCAGATGAGACCTTCGGCGTCAAGACGAGGAACTATATTTCATCATATACCATGCAGCATCTTCCTTCGGCGGCTCGTCAGAAGTACGAGGATTTCCTGAATGAGGGATCATTGTTCGTCATGGATGGCACAGTGCTCGATATGGTGCAGGTGTATGAGGATCTCGACAAGTACATCACCGAGTCGGAGTATGATGTCCGTTGCCTCGGTTACGATCCCTATAACGCCAAGGACTTCGTGGTTCGATACACCATGGACTATGGAGAGTTCGGCATCGAGAAAGTGATTCAGGGTGCCAAGACCGAATCCGTTCCGTTGGGCGAATTGAAGAAGCTGGCCGAGGATCGTCGTCTGCTCTTCGACGAGGAACTCATGTCGTTCACCATGGGCAACTGCATCGTCCTTCAGGACACGAACAACAACAAGAAGCTGTACAAGGCCAAGCGCGAGGACAAGATCGACGCCGTTGCGGCCATGATGGACGCGTTCGTCGCGTATAAGAACAATCGCGACCTCTTCGACTGATTGGAGATTCAAAATGGTGGATTTTTCCGATAAGCAACGGGCCATGCTGGCCAAACGAGGTCTTGCGATGCCCGACGGCGGCTATCCCATCAGGAATCGCAAGGATCTTCGCAACGCCATTCAGGCCTATGGTCGCGGCAATAGCAAGGACAATGTTCAACGGTGGATCAAGAGGCGTGCCAAGCAACTTGACGCCGAGGACATGCTTCCAGAGAATTGGAGAACTTCGATGAACCATAGTGAAGAACTTTATCACTTCGGCGTCAAAGGCATGAAGTGGGGCGTTCGACGAGCCGAGCGTAAGACTCGCAAACAGGCCCGTAAAGACGCCCAGGAGACCGCTCAATCCAAGATGTATTACGGTGAAGGAGCCGGCGTTCGTCGACGCAACATCAATTCCGTGGTCAGGCAGCGTTCAAAAGATCCAACCTACAAGAAGGCTTTTGACGAAGAGTACTCAAAACAGGACATGGGCAAGGCTCGCCGTGACGCTGAACGACAGCGCAAACGTACCGATCGCACCGAACCGGTAAAGACCGGAATCGGTCGTGGTGTGAAGAAGGCTGTTCGTGCAGGAACCAAGGCTGTAACGTTCGCTGCGACGACCGCCGCAGGTGTGGCCGCTTCATACTATATTTCCCATCCGGATGAAGCCAAGCGAATGGTTAACACCATTGCCAAGAAGGCATCCAGTACGGTAAATAGGGCTCGGAACGTAGCCCGTGGCGCCCAGTTCCTTCGTAAGATGGGTCTGTGATGCGATCCTATCACGAGCTCATCCGGTATTCAGATTTTCTCGACCGGTTCCATTACCTGCAATGTCACGGATCCGTCGGACGTCCGACATTCGGTTCCGAACGTTGGATGAACCAGCGGTTCTATCGATCACCCGAATGAAAACACGTTCGTGATTTGGTGATCGCTCGGGACAATGGTTTCGATCTCGGGTGCCCCGATCATCCCATCGCCGGAAAGATCATGATCCATCACATCGAGCCGTTGACTCCGGATTTCATCGAACATGGTGACGATCTGCTGCTCGATCCGGACAATCTTATCAGTTGTTCGTTGGCGACACACAACGACCTGCACTTCGGAACCGACGAACGAGCTCGCCCATGGGTCGAACGGAAACCCAATGACACCTGTCCATGGAGGTAACTTCAAAATGATGGAATTTTATCGGATTGGAGGACCGTGATGGATGAAAGCATTCTCAAATCGGTCAAGAAGGTACTCGGACTTGATCCCGAATCATCCGATTTCGATGAGGATCTTGTCATATTTATCAATTCGGCGTTCTTCAATCTCAGACAATTGGGAGTTGGTCCCTCGGAGGGATATTCGATCACCGGAATCGAAGACACGTGGAGTGAATTCACTGATGACGATCAACTTCTTACTGGCGTAAAGCCATATATTCAGCAAAAGGTTCGTCTTCAGTTCGATCCGCCGACCAATTCGTTCCTTGGGCAATCGATCCGGAAGAACATCGAGGAGTATGAATGGCGTCTCAACATCCAAGGGGAAGGAGGTTTCAATGAATGAGCTCTATCACTTCGGCGTCAAAGGCATGAAATGGGGCGTACGTAAGGATCGTAAGCGATCGGTAAGTTCCAAGCGTTCGCGATCGGACAGCAAGGATTACACGGAAAGCCGAGACCTTCTCAAGAAGTCTCCGAACAAGTTGTCCAACACCGAGCTCCGTAAGATCAATGAACGACTCAATCTCGAACAACAGTATTCGAATCTGACGACAAGTCAGAAGCAGAAAGGCAACCGGTTCATCGACAAGGTTGGTAACCAGATGAAGCAGACCGCGGCCAACGAGGTGTCGAAGCAGTTGATGAATGTCGGCAAGATCGTTCTTGGAGCCGGAATCGCCTATGCGGCCAGCAGGGCCCGTGGGAACGGACAGTCATATTCATTCGACTTCGCTCGCAGGCAGATCGGTCGGTGATGCCTAATGAATGTCGTTACCGATGCATTGGCGCACGCATGGAATGCGTTCGTCAACCCGTCATCCAACTTCCGTCTGTCCGTCGGATATTCCTCGGCGCGTCGTCCGGATACGCGGGTCTTCACCCGAGGCGTCGACCGATCGATCATATCCTCGCTGTACAACCGCATCGCCATCGATGTGAGCGCCATCGAGATCCGGCATTGCCGTATTGACAAGACGACGCAGCAATATCTGGAGACGATCGACGACGGGCTCAATCAGTGTCTGAACATCGAGGCCAATATCGACCAATCAGGCCGTGATTTCATCATGGACGTCGTGATGACCATGTGTGATGACGGGGCCGCGGCCATGGTGCCGATTGACACCACGGTGAATCCGATGAATTCGAATTCGTTCGATATTCAGACCATGCGCGTCGGTCGTGTTGTTGAATGGTATCCTCGGGCCGTTAAACTTTCGGTCTATAATGATGCTCCGAACGCCGGCCAGCGGGAGGAGATCGTCATGCCGAAGTGCAAGGTGGCGATCGTCCAGAACCCGCTCTATCAGGTGATGAACGAGCCGAACTCTACCTTGCAGCGTCTGATCCGAAAGCTCAATCAGCTCGATACCATTGACGACAAGGCCGCGTCCGGCAAACTCGATCTTATCATCCAGTTCCCGTACCAGATCCGCACGGAGGAGAAGAAGCGACAGGCCGAACTCCGCCGTCAGCAGCTGGAGGATCAGCTCAAGGATTCCGCCTATGGCGTTGCGTACACCGACGGTTCCGAGAAGATCACCCAGCTCAATCGGAGTCTGGATAATCACATGCTTCAGCAGATCCAGAATCTGACGACCCAGCTCTACGGTCAGCTCGGCCTTTCCGAGGCCGTGGTGAACGGCACCGCCTCTCAGGAGGAGATGCTCAATTACCATAACCGCACCTTGGAGCCGATGATCTCAGCCATCTGTGACGCGCTGAAGCGAACCTTTCTGACCAAAACCGCCCGAAGTCAAGGACAGAGCATCGAGTTCTTCCGCGATCCGTTCAGGTTGGTTCCGGTCACCGATCTGGCGAACATCGCCGCGGCATTCACGTCGAATGAGATCATGTCATCGAACGAGTTCCGTTCGGTCCTTGGTTACGCCCGTTCCGAAGAACCTCAGGCGAATCAGTTGCGCAACGCCAACATCAACCCGCTCGGTACCGACGTGACCGCGCAGCAGCCGGAATCCATACAAGAACCAACCCAAGATTCAGCACAGCCTTCCATTCAGGATGTGCTGAACGCCCCAATGGAAGGAGACAGTCAAAATGGGGTATGATTTCAGTGGTTACGCCACGCGGAACAACATCCGTTGCTCCGACGGGCGAACCATTCTGAAGGACGCCTTCGCCGATCAGGACGGTCAGAAGGTGCCGCTGGTCTACCAGCACAACCATAGCGACATCGATAACGTGCTCGGCCATGCCGTACTGGAGAACCGTGAGGATGGCGTCTACTGCTATGGTACGTTCAACAGCACGCCGATGGGTCGCGACGCCAAAGAGCTCGTCAAGCACGGTGACATCACTGCACTGTCGATCTACGCGAACCATCTGACCGAACGCAACAAGAACGTCATGCACGGTAACATCCGCGAGGTGAGTCTAGTCCTTGCCGGCGCCAATCCCGGCGCCTACATCGACAATGTCACACTTCAGCATTCGGACGGAACTCAGGATCTTCTGGATGACGAGGCCGTGATCTACTCCGGCGAGGAGATCGTGCTTGAGCATGGCGATGAGGAAAGCGAGGATGACATGCAGCATGCCGACGATTCCAAAACGTCGACCGCCAAGACCGAGGACGATTCGTCCGAGAAAGCGTCGGACAAAACGGTCCAGCAGGTCTGGGACACTTTTACCGACAAGCAGAAGGACGCTGTATATGCTCTTATCGGCGCGGCCATTGGTGGTGCCGAGGAGAGCGTTGCACAGTCCGATATTTCGCATGCCGATGACGAGTCTGACGATTCGTCTTCCGGCGAGACCGTTCAGGATGTCTTCGACACGCTGAACGAGGAACAGAAGAATGTCGCCTATGCTCTGATCGGCCTCGCCGTGGAGCAGGGTGATTCCGACACTGAGGACAGTGACGGAGAGAACAACAATAGCGCCTCCCATTCGGAGGAAGAAGGAGATATTATGTATATGAACGCCTTCGAACAGGCCGGTGCCGAGGATGAAGCTCCGGTCCTGTCCCACGACGACATGAAGGAATTCCTTACCGAGGCCAAGGACTACGGCTCGTTCCGTGATTATTCCGAGAAGTGGATGCAGCACGCTGGCCAGAACTATGGCATCGAGAACATCGAAGTGCTCTTCCCTGATGCACGTCAGGTCGGCGACGAGCCGTACCTGTACAAGCGCGACACCGACTGGGTCGACGTCGTGCTCAACGGTACCCGTCACACCCCGTTCACCCGTATCAAGACCTCGTACGCGGATCTGACCGAGGATGAGGCTCGTGCGAAGGGCTTTACGCTTGACCGCAAGAACAACAAGCGTAAGATGGACGAGGTGTTCAAGGTCTACAAGCGCGTGACCACCCCGCAGACGATCTACAAGAAGCAGCGTCTCGATCGTGACGACGAGATCGACATCACCGATTTCAACGTGGTCAACTTCCTGTGGAACGAGATGAAGGTCATGATCCGTGAGGAGATGGCCCGTGATATTCTGATCGGCGACGGCCGTTCCGCCTCCGCCGAGGATCATGTCAACACCGAGAACGTCCGTCCGATCGTCGGTGATGATGATCTGTACGTCATCTACAACGATGGTGCCAATCCGGCCACTGATCCGACCGCGTTCGTCGATCGCGCCCGTAAGGCCAAGGTTGGTTATATGGGCTCCGGCATGCCGACCCTGTTCCTGTCCCCGAGCCTGCACGGCGAATTGATGGTGCAGCGCGATAAGGTTGGTCGTCGCCTGTACGACACCGATGCATCGCTGGCGGCCGCTATGGGTGTTTCTGCCATCGTTGAGGTCCCGGTTCTTGAGGGCTTTGAGATTACCGATGAGAGCAAGGTTGTTGATGGTGTGATGGTGAATCTGCGCGACTACACCATCGGCACCGATCGTGGCGGTGAGCTGACCCAGTTCTCCGACTTCGATATCGACTACAACCAGCATAAGTACCTCATTGAGGCTCGTCTCTCCGGTGCGCTGACCATGCCGAAGTCCGCCGTTGTGCTGACCCACCCAAAAGCGTGAGCCCGTCGGGTCCGACCGTTCTGGTCGAGCCTGTGGCGGGCACCGAGACCAAGTATGGTAAGAAGGTCTCCGATCTTCAGGATGATGTTGTCATCAACACCAATCGGAAGATCGATGGCACGCTCCATTACGTGACCGGATATACCGAATTCAATAGCTCCGAGCCAACCGAGCAGGAAGGTAATTATCTTGCACTTGATTTCTCGGACAATTGGCTCGGCGATACAGATCCGACGACGTTCACGGTCGAGCTCAAGGGCGGAAAGAAGGGACCGGTGACGTTGACGGATGGTGATGCCTTCTGCGTCTTCCGCGTGACCAATCCTAACACTCAGAGCATCGAGGTGGTATCCACCGATTCCACCGGAACGACCACGGTCAAGTATTCTCTGAAGGGTCTTACCTTGGAGCCAAAGGAGTGACGCGGCCATGGCGAGGTTCTGCGGAAAGATAGGATATTCCCGTCAACAGGTGGAGACCTCGCCTGGCGTCTACGAGGATCAGATCAATGAGCGGATATATTATGGTGATGTGACAAGGAACACCCGTCGTCTTGAGGGTTCCGACTCCGTCAATATGGATATTCTCGCGAACAATACGATCTCGATCCTCGCCGACGCGTATGCCTATGACCATTTCTTCGATATGAAGTACGTATGGTGGATGGGGACTCGCTGGATCATCACTAATGTCGAGGTCCAGCGTCCCCGTCTCATCCTTACCCTTGGAGGCGTATACAACGATGGGGACGAGGCTGCAACTCCATGATATTCTGGTGGGGATCATGACCGATACCGATCCATCCTATGCACAGGGTCATGTATATTTTCAGCCCCCGTCGAATATCCAGATGAAATATCCGTGTATTGTGTATGAACGGGACACCGGTGATACGCAATTCGCGGACAACAATCCGTATATTTTCAAATTCCGGTATCAGATCACCGTGATCGATAGGAATCCGGACAGTCCGATACCGGAGAAGGTTGCCGAACTCCCGATGTGCACGATGGATCAGCATTTCGTAAGCGACAATCTTCATCATGACGTGTTCAACTGCTATTTTTAAGGAGCTAGAATGGTAGCACTTACTTGGGATGATACCGGCAAGCGCCAGTATGAGATGGGTACGGACCACGGCGTATTGTACCCGATGACGACCGGTGGCACGTACGGCACCGGCGTTGCTTGGAACGGCCTTACTGCCGTCACCGAGTCCCCTGATGGCGCCGAGGCGAACGCCATGTACGCCGATAACAGCAAGTATGCCTCGCTGCGTTCCGCCGAGACCTTTGGTGCGACGATCGAGGCCTATACCTTCCCGGACGAGTTCATTCCGTGTGATGGTGGCGCCGAAGTCACCGATGGCGTGGTCTTCGGCCAGCAGTCGAGGAGCAAGTTCGGTTTCTCGTACCGCACCCAGATCGGCAACGACGTCAGCCAGGACGCCGGCTACAAGCTGCATCTGGTGTACGGCGCCACCGCCTCTCCGTCGGAGAAGTCGTACGAGACAATCAACGATTCCCCGGAGGGCATGACCTTCAGCTGGGAGATCGACACCGATCCGGTCGCCGTGGAAGGCCATCCGGAACTCAAGCCGGTGGCGTCGATCACCATTAATTCGACCAAGGTCGATAAGGGCAAGCTCGCCGCGCTTGAGAAGAAGCTGTATGGCGACACTGCCGGCGAGCCGACCTTGCCCCTTCCTGGTGAGGTCTATACCATGATGAAGACAGAGGAATAGGGCTGACGGAAGTGAGATGTGCGAATGCTCGAATTGACGGTTGAAGGTGAACTCTACGACGAGTCGGAGAACGAATTTATCACTGTAGGACCGCGAATCGTTCGATTCGAGCATTCGCTTCTTTCCGTTTCAAAATGGGAGTCGATCTGGAGAAAACCGTTCCTTGACGACGAATCCAAAAGCATCAAGGAAACGCGGTCATATTTTCGTTGTATGGCGATCGATGATATCTCGGATACCGAACTCGATCTGATCATGCTCGATCATTTTTCCGAACTTAATCATTACATCGAATCGTCGCAAACGGCGACCACGATCAATCACATGTCCAAAGGACGTCATTCATCATCCAAGGTGACGTCCGAACTTATCTATTATTGGATGTTTTCCGCTGGAATACCCGCGCAACCATGCGAGACGTGGCATCTCAGCCGTCTTATCGCCCTGATCGAGATATTCGGAGTCAAGAATTCGCCGAAAAAGAAGATGGCAAAGTCTGATATTTCGAAAATGTACAGGGAGATGAATGCCCGACGTCGAGCAGAGACTGGGAGCAAGGGATGAAAGGAATACTCATGGCATTGAATGGTATTGATATCGCCAGCTATCAGGCTGGTCTTGATTTTTCTAAGGTTCCTTGTGATTTCGCCATAATCAAGGCGACGCAGGGTACCGGTTACACCAACCCGGATTGTGTCCGAGCGGTCGAACAAGCCATGTCTCTCGGCAAGGGAGTTGGCGTCTATCATTATATTTCCGGCGGCAATGCGGTCGCCGAAGCAAATTTCTTCATTGATTCGATCCTTAACTGGATCGGCAAGGTGATGATCTGTCTTGACTGGGAATTCGACCAGAATTCGGCATGGGGCAATGAGTCCTATCTCGAGCAGGTGATCAATCAGGTTATCGCACGAACCGGTGTTCCTCCGATGATCTATGCGCCGGCATCACGGTATAATGAGGTGGCTCCCGTGGCCCAGCGTAACAATTGCGGACTGTGGATTGCGCAGTACGCCGATATGAATCCGACCGGGTATCAGAATACACCGTGGAATGAAGGCGCTTATACCTGCGCCATCCGTCAGTATTCGGGCTCTGGTCGATTGAACGGTTGGAATGGCGATCTTGATCTTGATAAGTTCTACGGCTCGTTGGACGACTTCCGGAAGTATTACGGCAGCTCGTCGAGCACTCCGTCAAAGCCGTCGACTTCTGGTCCGTCCGGCACCACGCTTCAGCTGGCGACGTGGACGATGGAAGGCAAGTATGGCAATGGTGCGGATCGCAAGAAGAATCTCGGATCCCGATACGATGAGGTGCAGAACTTCATCAACCACATCGCCTCCGCCGATGTCAACACACTCGTCAATGAGGTCTATGCCGGTATGTATGGCGACGGCTTGACTCGTCAGACCGTGCTCGGCTCCCGCTATGACGAGGTCCAGGGTGCGATCAACGCCAACTCCGCGCAGTATTACACGGTGCAGTCCGGCGACAACCTGGGTAAGATCGCCATTCAGTTCGGCACCACGGTCGATCAGCTCGTGGCGTGGAACAACATTGCCAATCCCGATCTCATTTACGCCGGTCAAACCATTCGAGTCAAGTAGGTCAAAATGAGGGTGAAATTCGAAGTGTCTGGCGGTTTCACGAAGACCGAGCGGTTTCTCAACCGCATGAAGCGTCGTGAATACCTGAACGTGCTCGATGAGTTCGGCCGTGACGGCGTTCAGGCACTTCGAAACGCCACCCCTGTCGATTCCGGTGCCACGGCCGAGGCGTGGGATTACGAGATCAAACGCACCCGTAATTACACCGAGATTGTTTGGACCAATTCCAACATCAACGACGGCGTTCCGATTGCCGTCATCCTCCAGTACGGTCACGGCACCGGTACCGGAGGCTATGTCCAGGGTCGTGATTACATCAACCCGGCGATCCGACCCATATTCGATAAGATAGCCGAGAAGGCTTGGAAGGTGGTGACTTCTGCATGAGCAGCATCGACGAACGCGTCGTAAAGATGCGTCTTGATAATAGCCAATTCGAGCAGGGTGTCAACAAGACCTCCGGTCTTCTCGGTAAGCTCAAGCAGGCATTAAACCTCGACAAGTCGGTCGAATCGATCAGCAATGTCGATAAGGCCGTAAACGGCGTCAGCTTCAATCCGCTGACCTCCGGTCTTCAGGGAGTCCAGTCCGGCTTTAACGCCATGGGCGCCGTGGCGTTCTCCGTGCTCAACCGCATGACCAATGCGGCCATTGATGCCGGGAAGAGTATCACCAACGCCTTGACCGCTTCGGTCCGTGACGGTTTCGCCGAATACGAGACCCAGATGAACGCCGTGCAGACGATTCTGGCGAACACCCAGTCAAAAGGATCGACGATCGACGACGTCAATTCGGCACTCGACACGCTGAACACCTACGCCGACAAGACCATCTATAACTTCACGGAGATGACGAGGAACATCGGCACCTTTACGGCTGCCGGTGTTGATCTTCAGACATCGGTGGATTCGATCAAGGGTATCGCCAACCTTGCGGCTGTTTCCGGTTCGAGTTCCGCCCAGGCCTCGCAGGCCATGTATCAGTTGTCGCAGGCAATCGCCGCCGGAAAGGTCCAGCTTATGGACTGGAACTCGGTGGTCAACGCCGGTATGGGCGGCGAGGTCTTCCAGAATGCCCTGAAGCGCACTGCCGAGAACTTCGGCACCAACGTCGACGGTATGATCCAGAAGTACGGATCGTTCCGAGAATCGCTGACCGAGGGCGGATGGCTCACTACCGATGTCCTTACGGAGACGTTGAAGCAACTTTCCGGAGCGTATACCGAAGCAGATCTTGTTTCTCAGGGCTATACCGAGGAACAGGCCAAGCAGATCGTCCAGTTGGCCAATACGGCCGAAGGCGCCGCAACCGACGTCAAGACGTTCTCTCAGTTGATCGATACGACAAAAGAAGCATTGGGATCTGGTTGGACCAATACTTTCGAAATCATATTTGGCGACTTCGAAGAAGCCAAGGAGCTATGGTCTGGTGTCGCCAATGTTATTTCTGATGTCGTTAATCGATCGTCAGAATCGAGAAACAACCTTCTTCAGGGATGGAAGGATCTCGGCGGAAGAACCGAACTGATTGAAGGCCTGTCCAACGTCTTTGAATCCCTCGGTAAGGTGTTATCGACCGTCGGTAATGCATTTCGGAAGGTGTTTCCTCCGACAACGTCTCAGCAACTTATGGATATTACCAAGGCGTTCGCTTCGTTTACGGAAAGCCTCGTTCCTTCCGAATCGACGCTAAACAAGATCGGCCGAGTTGCTGAGGGCGTCTTCTCCGTCTTTGATATCGGCGTGCAGGCCGTCAAAGCTGTTGGCGAGGCCATCTCCACGGCATTCGGATCTGACAGCATGGGCAGTTTGCTCAACAATCTGCTCGATATCGCCGCCGGATTCGGAGATTGGCTTGTCGGACTTGATAATTCGATCAAGCAGTTCGGCATATTCGAAGGAGCGGCCAAGAAAGTAGAAACGGCCGTCAGTAGTGTTCTTGGTCTGTTCAGTTCCTTCACCGGTAGAATCTCGTCGATGGGATCCACCATCGGATCGATCGCTTCGACAATTGGATCCACCATCGGATCGATCGCTTCGACAATTGGTAATACTCTTGGCGGAGCGTTCGAACGGGTCAAGAACGTCATCAGTGATGTCTTGACGTGGATCACCGACAACATCTCCGGTGGTGATATTTTCGCCGGCCTCGCCGGTGGTGGCATCTTCCTCGCTGCACAGAAGATCGGCGGTGCATTCGATAAGATCAAGGAGGCCGTTGAAGGCCTCTTCGGTAACGGGGCTGAAAAGCTCAAGAAGGGTGCTGGCGTATTCGATGAGATCCTAGACGGTCTTCAAGAATCGTTGAACGCATTCACGGGAAGCGTCAAGGCGTTTACTCTTGTAGAGATCGCCGGATCCATCGCGCTGCTTGTTAACTCGATGGAGAAGATCGCTGCCCTCAGTGGTGGTGAAGTCGTTGGCGGCGTTTCGGCCATCGGCGGCATGATGACCGAGCTTAACCTCAGTCTTAAATCGATCACGAAGACGGTGAAGGGCGTTAAGACCACCGATCTCATCAAGACCGGTGCGGCCCTCATAGAATTCGCGAAGGCTGTGGACATGTTGGCCAACGCCATGTCCACGATCGGTAATCTCAAGTGGGACGAGATCGCCAAGGGCCTCACCGGCATGGGCGGCGCCATGGCGGAGCTCGTCGCTGCCGCCAAGGGTCTGAGCTACGCCAAGGTCGATCTCAAGACGGCAGGCTCGCTTATCGCCATGGCCCAAGCGGTCAAAATGGTGGCAGATCCGCTCAAGAAGCTCGGTAACATGAGCTGGGATCAGGTCGGCAAGGGCCTATCTGCCATGGGCGGCGCCCTGACGGAGATGGGTACAGTCACTGGTCTGCTCGGCCGATTCGGCAAGCACAACATTTCTGCTGCCGTCAGCATGGTCGTTACGGCCAAATCCCTTGGTGATATCGCCAAGGCGTTCAATTCGTTCTCTCAGTATAGCTGGGACGAAATCGGACGCGGCCTATCTGCCATGGGCGGTGCTTTGGGCGAAGTCGGGCTCGTTACCGGCGCCTTGGGCAAGATTGCAGGATTCTCTGGAATTCTAGCTAGCGGTTCCATTTTCATTACAGTGCAGTCCCTTGATGATATCGCCAAAGTATTCGGATCGTTCACTCAATACGACTGGGGTGAAATCGGACGCGGTCTGGCGGCCATGGGCGGTGCCCTTGGCGAGGTTGGACTCGTCACTGGAGCCCTCGGAAAGCTCGCGGGCTTCTCAGGCATCATCGGTGGCGGATCGATCCTTATCACAGCGCAGAGTCTCGGCGACATCGCATCGGCGTTCGGATCGTTCACTCAATACGACTGGGGCGAAATCGGACGTGGTCTGACGGCCATGGGTGGTGCTCTCGGCGAGGTTGGCGTCATATCCGGCGCTTTGGGTAAACTCGCTGGTTTGTCCGGAATCATCGGATCTGGCTCCATAGTTCTTACTGCTCAGGGTCTTGGTGATATCGCCCAAGCGTTCAATTCGTTCTCTCAGTATAGCTGGGATGAGATCGGACGCGGCC